TTTCACCTGTGGAACAATAGCAGGGGTAAGTAAGACGATCGGCAATGAAAAGATTGCCTATTGATTTTACACTTTTGATTATTTTTTATGCTGTGAAAACGGCGTTTTAAATTACCAAGGGTGTAAATGTTCATTCAGTTTACCGTTTCCATTCATTTGTTCTAAAACATCATTCGTAAAAAATTCGCCGTCTTTCGTGAGAGAGTCGACATTGACTGTTTTGGACATATAATATAAGTATATATATTATTGTTATTTATAATAGTATATTAACGTCAACTTATAAACGTAGTGATTATAAATTATCAGCAGTTAAATACTATTTTCTGGTCTAAAAACCGACTCTTTTTATGGGATTTTGTCCCATTTTAAATGTCCGAAGGTGTAAAAAACATATGTTTTTATTGTAAAAACGATATAAATATATTTATTATTATTATTTACAAATGAAACAATTTATTAAGTTAACATCAATCATCTTAAATAAATCACACATTGTTCAAATTATCAAACAACCTAATAAATATTTTATACATATGAGTAACAATGACCTTTATGGGGAGTTAGTTATAGGGAATGGTAGTGTATCAACTCAACAGAATATTATTGAAATATGCGAACACAATCATAACCAAGATTATAATATTATAACAGATCTATTGAAATAACTCAATTAGACGATGTGAAAAATGGTACAACTTTGTTGTCCGATTTCCATTTCCCTCTCTAACTTGGATAAATTCAAATGTTCTACTTACTAGAATATGTTTATGTGTAACAACATAAAGATAAACATAAACATATTCTATTAAGTAGAAATATGGATATATATACCCAAGCTGAAAATTTTGTTGGTTTAACTGAAATTAAAAATGTATTTATTAGAATTCCTTCTCAAGAAATACCCACATGTTCTGGTTATTTAGAAATTAATGACCAAATTGTATACAATTATGAAAGAACATCAGACCAAATCACACGATTAAAACAATCCAAATATAATAAAGAAAAACAAGAAAGAGAATTCGAATTAGCAAAAATAAGAAAGGTATCGACAATAAATGCAGACTATTATATTGGTGTTGAAAATGATATAGCTTTGAATATTACACATTCAAAATTAGATATAGCCAATAATGTATATGATAATACTCATACATTAGAAATAGAAGAAGAAATTAAACTCAATACTAAAGCATATTCCGATTATATAGATATGATTCAAGATTTTTTGAAAAAAATAGATTATTTATATGTAGACAATAATCATATATTAACGCGTGAAATAATAATGACCAGTGAAAAATACCAACAATATTTAACCAAATTATTTAAGGAAATAATAGAATTATCACTATTTATATCTAATTATCGTATGAATGATGAAAAAATTCAGAATAGTATGAATACAAAAAAACAAGGTCGTCGTGTTACAGATACGAATAAATCAGATAACCATCTTGAACAACAAACTAAATATGCAAAAATTAATTATTTTGAACAACATTATGAATTTACAGATGATAATATAATTCGCGATAAACAACAATTGCTCGAAAAATTAATCACGGTGTTATTCGTATTGGTTAAAAATATTAAAAACACATATGAATTTTTAAATGCTATAATTAATACTTATTGGGTAAAGTCGAAAGGTGACAATTTTATTAAACGAATTGTTAAAAAAACAACCGAATATAACATACAAAGGAGAATGAACCAACCATTATTACCTACTAGTTGGATGGAACGAATTAAATTCTGTTTTATTCAAACAAAAGTAAACGGTAAATATAAAAGTTCATTAGAAGACTATTTTCGTTATATATCATTCTGGTTTGAACAAAATAAAATAATAAATGACATTAGAATATACAATATGAATATTGATGACCCAAATACATCAAATGTAGATTATGTTAATTTTTTATTTGGAAATATTATTACGGACAAAAATCAAGTTATTGAAGAAGATTTTTATACGTCGCTGTATAATAGTCCTTACGAAAAAAAATAAATTAGCAACTTGGATAAAGTGAGTTAGAAATATTTATCTGAAAATCCATTATCATAATCACATATGATAATGAATATAAAAACTGATTATTTTTAATATATCTACGTGTTTCATCGATCATTACTTACGTTTGGTTCGTCTTCTTTTTGTGATTCGTTTTTTCTTATACACGCGACGGGTAATCTTTTTACGTGTTTTCCTTTGTTTTCCACCGTAAGATGATTTATCGCCTTTTTTGCGATTGCGCATAAAAAATCGGTCACCTGTCTTACTGGTGCTTGCGGAACAAGACAAATCCACGACGATAGCATCGGTGTATCCCTTTTCTACCAAATCTGCCACCACCTCACTGAATAGAAACGTCTTATGTTCGGCATCTTCGGCGGCAGCAGTAGTGCTTCGAATATGTGGGAGTGTGCCCACCACATGAGACTCTCCGAGACCTGGAGTGCCGAGATAAAATACACCATTGTTGTATGGATTTGCGTTCGTTTCTGAACGTTCAGAATGAACAACAGTATACATTTTGTCCAACATGTTGTCGCCATGTTTCATCGTAGAAATTTCGTAAGCCTCGTCGAGATGTGCTTCGTATACAGCCTCTCTATCTTTGACCTCGGCGGCGGCGGCAGCGGCGTCATCATCGTCGTCATCGTCGTCATCGCTATCTGAACCAAATATGGAATCATATTGGCGACCGATAGATTTTGCCTTCACCTTTTTATTAGAGTCAGTAAAAACCGCATCATTTTTGCGAATAGTGGTGCGCAATTTTTTGGTTAAATCTGAAATAGCCTTATTTCCAAGTGGTTCGCTATCAAATGTAATTTCATCCATACCGTTGGTATTCCAATGTGACTTTCGCTTATTTACGACAGAATTCATAATCACCCCCAATGGTAGTAGAAACTCGTCCGACACTAAGTTACATACTCCTTTCGTAGTGGCGTTTATTTTATGCAAATTGATAGCCGGAACGGTCATTTCACGTTCAACGTCAACCTCTCCATGACTGGTTATTAGTAATACTGCGAGACGTTTTTTAACGCCAGGACTTTTAGTTGCCGCACGTTTCATAAAGTATATACAATAATACTAGTTTTTTATTTCGCACGATGCTAAATACAATAACAATACAGAAAATGAGGTCTGTTTTATCAGTCATCATCAAATTCTGAAATACAAATATTCAATTATACACCTTTGAAAATTTAATGTGTATAATTATTACATAATGGAGGAAAAATCCTAACATTTACATTTCTTGGATTTACATCTACGCTTCTTAGATTTGCCTCCCATCTTCCTAGATTTGCCTCCCATCTTCCTAGATTTGCATCCCATTTTCTTAGATTTACTCCTACACTTTTTGGATTTTCGCATAGAACGTTTTCTAGACCGTTTACCTCCACAATAAATACCTGTCCCTGGTGGTGGAATTACAGATCCAGGAGGATCAGTATAAGCTGCACCAAAGCTACTGGCGTTGTATAATCCGGTGGGTTCTGATGAAATTGTGTTTCCACCTAGACTATATGGTGGTAATACATTATCACCCATTTATAGTATATACCGACATTTTTTAAAGTTGACGAATATGAACAATGTTTCCACGTCCATCGGAAACCTTTACGGGTGTCCATTTCCGAAACTTTTGTGTATAAACACATTCGACTGGGATAATTTTTTCTAAATTCACGTGTTTATCTTCGCGCATATCTTGAAAATCTTCTTCATCGTCACTTTCTTCAAGAGAATCTAAATTGCGATTCTCCTTTATATTTCGAAATATTGAATTCATGAAACAACTCGATTTGTAACTAGGAATATAAGCTATACCACAATAAACGCGTTCTGATCCTCTTCCAAATGCATAAAGATGATAAATATCATTCTGAATATCAGCCTTTATTTCGAACGTAGTCGAAGATTTATATTGTGGTTTGGAATAATCGAAGCGTGGGAGTGCGGGGGAAATAAAGATAAGATTGCTAGGTGCACTGTTAGCCGAAGGAATAATATTACGTGTGAAAGGCACATTGATATAGGGAACAATAAACCGTAGCGAACGATGTTGGATGTGATGAACTGTGTATGGTATCGTTTCTTGAATATGCACGGGAACAGTATTCACTATATCACTTGTTTGACTCCAGCAAATGGGCAACACAATCGGCATTTGCATATTCTCACAGAACCATTGCGGATACAGTGTAAATAATTCATAAAGGAAACCCATTTTTTCCTGAAAGGGTTGTTTCGCAACATGGATACCTCTGCTATATAAGACGTCTTCTGTTACAAAATAGCGACCCTTATCGGGTATTTCACACAGACTACCGTAAAGGATAGTTCCATATGCAAGTTGTGTCGGGATATCGACATCTGATAATATTCTCATAGAAGTAACCTTTTTATCGCGTCCAATTTCCATAAGGAAACATGCATCCTTATCTCGAAAGAATGTAAACCATATATAAGCCTTTTTACCATATGGAATGGCTAAAGTAATATTATAATCAGTGGAAACTTTCTTATGTGATATTGTTTCATAGGAAAGTTCAAAATGGGGTAAACGCCCGAGTAATTCATTCATCATATTTTGGGACACGGACATATTTGGTGTGCACGTATGGTTATATGTATTCATATGAAACCTCTATGTCGTTTTACAATAAGTTAGGGAGATGCTGGTCCTAATTCAGTTAGTAATAGCGATTCAAGTTCTTCATTCATATATATGAGTTCTTGTTCACTCAATTTTGTTGAAGTCGGCGCTGTTTCAGTTTCTGGATTATCTCGCATTTGGTCCATCATGGATTGATATTTTTTTATATGAAACCCCACTACATCCTTCGTTTTTTTCGTAGTGTAAGTATCTCTAAAATACTTGATTAGACAGTCTAATATATAAATAATAACGATGGAAATAAATATTGTTTGGATAATTTTGTCCATATACGAGTGAACGAGAATATGATTTAGTTATCTAAACTTAGTGGTTTGATTTCCTTTTGGTTACTCTATGTGTTTTACGATACGTACTTTTTTTTCCACCAGGCAATCTTGAGGGAAGAGATTGTGGTGTAGATGTTGGGGATGGTGAAACAACATTTATATCCGATTCTTGGGATGATGAATTGAATTCAAGTTGTGAAGGTGAAACAACATTTATATCAGATTCCGGGGATATTGAATTGGATTCAAGTGGTGTTATACCACTATTTTCCACAACTGGTATTGGAGAAATTGACGAATCAAAGTGGGGAGAGGGTGTTAGTATGGATGATGTCGTTCCAGTAGGTGATGGTGTTACTAGATTAGGTTCATTGGGTGATGGTGTTAATGGAGGAGACGATTGGTTTGAGTTGATAGTTAATTGTTCTATTTGACCTTCGAGTAGTCTTTCGATTTTAGCAGACTGCTCTTTGATTGTGTTATTTTGGTCACTTATGATAGATATCAATTCATTATAATCCATATTGTTCATACCAGGAGACGATTCTGCACCGTCACTTTCAGATTCATCGACGCTTTCTGCATTGTCGTCACTTTCATACCCTTCGGTCGTATCATTATCGGGTGTGTTTGTTAAATCATCCATTGTATTTTGAGCAGATTCAGTCATCATTGAGCCCATACTTTTTGCGGCGGTCACGGCATTGTCTAAAATACCAGGTTTTTCGTTATTGTCTTCAGATGATGGAATTGTATTATCAAGAGATGTGGGATTACCTTCACCGTCAATTTCCGGTGTATTCACAGGAGGTGTATCGACAGTTGGTTCCGGTGTAGGAACACTATCGGTTACAGGGGCACCATCGGTTACAGGAGCACTATCGACAGGAACACTATCGACAGGAGCACCATCGACAGGAGCACCATCGACAGGTTTTGGTTCTTCACCACCAAAAAGCTCACCAAAAAACCCACCACCAGACATTTTATTGTTGTTGGAAACTTTATATATGCGTTTTCTAGACAAGCGTTTTCCACCAGTTGGCTTATATATGGAATTCACGGACATATGATATATATATTGCTTATAAAATATATAGTAAAATCAATATAGAAACTTTACTAAATATATCATTAGTAAAACAATGGTTGCGATTTTGATTGTTGAAAAAACTGGTTCGCTTAAATGCGTGTCGCTTAAATCATACGATGAGGCAGAATTATATAAAAAGGCAGGTATGAAGACGGGTGCCGGATTTTCTCGTCAAACTACATGGAAATTGGGGTCGAATGTGAATATTAGGTTGTTCGGTAAGACGTCTGGACGTGCTGGTCAGGAAAACAAGTATGATTTCCCCCCACCAGTTGATAGCAAATTATTATTCGGTTCTTGTATACTGGTTAACACTACTGATAATAATGAACCGCTGGATCTTAGTGTAAAACAATGGGTCGTCGTTTATGAAAAACTGTTTGGTGGGTTTGAAGATATTGGAGCGGAAGATAGTGAAGAAGAAGAGGAAGACGACGAAGACGACGATGTTTCACGCACAAAAGATGGATATGTTAAGGATGGGTTTATTGTAGAAGACGACGACGCTGCTAATTCGGAGGAGGAAGATGATGAGGATGAAGATGAAGACGAAGATGCTGGGGATGAAGATGAAGAAGAAGATAATGTCCCAAAGCGTAAATCCAAACCGGTGCTTAGGAAGTCAACTCGGGAAAAGAAAAAGAAGGTCGTTCCTGAAAATGTATTTACAACAATTGACGATACTGTTGACGAGTATTTAGACTGCACAAGCGAGCTGAGCGAAGAAGAATATTTATAAAATATACACATTCATATTACCGAATAAATAACACTTATTCAAAGTTGTAAAATTGATTTAAACGTTTCGATTCATTATAGTGTAAATATTTACAGTATAATGAGTAAACTATCCAATTCAACTGTCTTCCGTGAAAATGTTCGCACCAAGTTGCTAGGGATTTTGGACGGATGTGATGAAGCATCGGGTATTAATCTGGAGAAGGGGATTTACAATTATGCGATTAAGGAATCGACGCGTCGAAAGATTGTAAAGAAATGGGAAAATCCACAATTTGTAACTCTTTACAAAGATCGACTTCGTTCTATCTACGTCAATTTACAGAAGTCACCACCATTGTGTGAACTATTGTCTACTGGTGAGGTTTTACCGCAAAATGTTGCGAGTATGACGCATCAGGAATATAACCCGGAACGTTGGAAGGATTTAATTGAAAAGAAGATGAAACGCGATGCATCAAAGTATACTGAAAATGTTCAAGCCAGCACTAATTTATATACTTGTAAACGTTGCCGGTCTAACCGATGCACCTACTACGAGATGCAAACTCGTAGTGCAGATGAATCGGCGACTATTTTCGTAACATGTCTCGACTGCAGTAAACATTGGCGTTCTTAAATAATATTGTTGTGAAATCGAATATTGACTATTATTGAATTTTTTGTATAATAGTCAAAATAAAAGAGTTGAAAGTTTTTCCAAATGGAACTTTTAAAAAGTTCCAAAATCGAATATCCGAGGAACTCTCTCAAACACCTTTTATTAAAACGCGAATTATTACAGGAATGCAGTGATTTAGAAAACCAATAATACATTTTGACTGCATCCATATTTTGAATATAATCGCGCGTATTATGTTTAGGCGTTTTTATGTTATACCATTATATAAGTAAAAAAGGTATAAATGGTTTCTAAAAAAACGCCGAAAAACGCCGAAAAATTTAGTTGTATAAAATGCAACTTTACATGTGGTAAACAAAGTGATTACGACCGACATATTATAACCATGAAACATAAACGAACTGAAAATGGTATTGAAACCGCCACAAATGGTATTGAAACCGCCACAAATGATAATAAAAAGTTTTCCTGTAATTGTGGTAAGGTTTACAAATATAGCCCAGGTCTATATAGACATAAACGAACATGTTCATATAAAACGCCCATATTGACGAATATTCAAGAAACACCCATAATGACGAATATACCAATTCACCCCCCACGAGATGAAATGATTGATAAACTATTAGCGGAGCTACACACGGAACGAACTGAAAAAAATGAGATGAAATCGATGTTTATACTAATGATGGAAAAATACCAAGAAAACACAGAGATATTGAAAGAAGCCGTAAAGGGGAATCAAGATTTAGTAAACAAGGTGATAGATGTAATACCCAAGATGGGTAATACAACCAATAATACGACCAACAACACTCTAAACTTCTATTTGACGAACACGTGCAAAGACGCGGAATCAATTCACGATTTTACAGACAGGTATGTGAAGCAATGCACCGATTTTTTCAAAGAAAATTACAGACATATCGCAAATAAAGAGATTTGCTTAGCGACGAATGTCTATAATATCATGTTCAAATGTCTGAAAGATAACCCGCAATACATGAATTTTATACAAACAACCGACGTAAAAAACGGTGTTCATTATGTAAAGGAGAAAAAGAAGGATGAAAATCGTCAACTATATGGCGAAGCCGAATTCATAAAATATGTGGATGGATTTGAACGAGCAGGTGCTAGTATAGGACAAGCTATTAACAAATCATTTTTTTCGTTACAAACAGAGTTTGTTCGTAAATTGGAAAATGAGATAGGAAGTCCACCGAATGAAGACGATTTTGAAGATGATGACGAATATGAAGATGCGTTGTATAGATATAATATTCGCAAACGAGAATCGAGCGGTAGTATAAAAACGAACGTTTGTAATACTATGAGTTTATTTGATAGTAAAACGCGCCAGATGGATATTCTGAAAAAGACGAAACGTGCGAGAGACGATGAACTGAAAATAGACAATATTTGAACAGAATATGGGGGTGTTATTTTTTTGTATTATTGCGAAGAATTGTAGCCTCTTTACTAAAGCCTAACATATCTAGCGCGTCGGATACATTCACTTGTTTATTGCGAATGGCGGTCATATCATATAGAACGGGTGTCTCCTCGCGAGTATTGTCAACAATTGGTTTTGAGTATATACGATTCTCATATCGTCCGTGTAACATATAGTGTCGTATTGTCTGTTGTTCGGTAATAAACCCGGCGTTCACGACATCTGGATATAATCTAAGATAATACTCCCAATTAAAGCTGGGGTATAGTTCGTAGAATAACCTAGAATCGATGGTTTCCATATGTAATTAGTATAGAAAAAAGTAATTCATATAACACCCTCGATATACGAGGTCTAGTATACGTAATCTTTAACGTGGAGTGATTTATCACCCATTGCCTCGGGTTGATACGTGCCCATTGACGCAAGCCCATTTGCTTTGGCGCGTTTCAATAGCATCATTTGTGCATCCACATAGTTTTCGACCTTTCCTTTCCATACTTCCAATACACTTGCTTGTAACGCACGACCATATGAAAATGTAAGACGCCACGGTTTGACGGCTTCAAACTTATTTATTTCATTCAGAGCCATGCTCGCATCAACTTCCGACATTCCACCTGATAAAAACACCACACCCGGCATACTCACAGGAATTACTTGTTGAAATGCAGAAATCGTATGTCTGGCTATCTCAGCGCAGTCTATTTTCTCAGTCGAATCAATCCCGGGTCTGACCATATTGGGTTTTAGTAGGGTGCAATCAAGATCGACGTTGTGACGCGCCAATTCGTGGTATACCGCATTCAATACTGTGACGGATATATTACGGGACTGTATAATTGTGTGTGTTCCATCCATCAAAATTTCGGGTTCAACAATCGGAACTAATCCATTATTTATGCAAATGGATGCATATCGTGCAAGCGTTACCGCATTTTCATGAATAGACAAATCGGATGGTAGATTATTCTCCACATCGATCTTTACACCCTTGAAGATTTAAAACGCCGTTTTTAAAATACCAATGGTTTAATGTTTCAACCATTCTTCATCATCCCAATCATCATCATCATCCAAGTCATCGCAAACATCACAAACATCACATTGCCCCCACCCTTTCCATTTGCGAATATTTCTTGGATGAAACCGGTTTTTCACCAAGTCTTCCTTAATCCCACCATTACTAAACATTTTATTTCTCATATCCTGGTAATCGTATCCAAATAGATTTGGATTCATAGACAACAACCAATTCCAATTCACTTTATCCAAGTTTTTTTCTAAAATAGGAATCGCATTTGGATTTCGAGACAAACAATTCCAATTCACTTTATCCAAGTTTTTTTCTAAAATAGGAATCGCATTTGGATTATAAGACAAACCAGTCCAATTCACTGTATCCAAGTTTTGTTCCAAAATAGGAATCGCATTTGGATTAAAAGACAAACCATTCCAATCCACTTTATCCAAGTTTTGTTCCAGAATAGGAATCGCATTTAGACTTGTATTCACAGACAAACTATACCAAACAACTTTATCCAAGTTTTTTTCCAGAATAGGGATCGCATTTGGATTTCTAGACAAACAATTCCAATCCACTTTATCCAAGTTTTTTTCCAGAATAGGGATCGCATTTGGACTTGTATTTCGAGACAATATATTCCAATTCACTTTATCCAAGTTTTGTTCCAGAATAGGAATCGCATTTGGATTCAAAGACAACTTTTTCCAATTCACCTTATCCAAGTTTTGTTCCAGAATAGGAATCGCATTTGGATTTTCAGACAACCTATCCCAAACCACTTTATCCAAGTTTTTTTCTAGAATATGAATCGCTTTTGGACTTTGATTTTGAGAAAATCCAAACCAAACCACTTTATCCAAGTTTTTTTCCAGAATAGGGATCGCATTTGGATTTCTAGACAACTCATCCCAATCCACTTTATCCAGGTTTTTTTCTAAAATATGAAACGCATTTGGATTGGAAGACAATTCTTTCCAATTTACTTTATCCAAGTTTTTTTCCAAAAGATAAATCACATTTGGACAGGAAGAGAAACTAGACCAATCCAGTTTATCGATAGGAATCCAGTCGTACAACTTAATAAAGTGGGTTCCGGTATTAGATGCTGTCGTCATTTTACTATGAGGTAGTCTTGTAATATACTATACACTCCAGTTGTATAATTAGAATCAATTTTTTACATTTACAAAGGAACTCTCGTTTTCTAAATGAGACTTAACTGATGTAATCTTCGCTTTTATGTGAGGGCATTCAGTATATATACTATGAAAAAATATATTGAAAAAACGGCGTTTTAAATCTTCAAGGGTGTAATACAGAACGCCATTTCGCAAAACGTGCACCAGCTTCATAGTATTTACGACATCGAACGTCTAAATCGTCCATACCTTGGGTAACGGTTTCACCGTCTGTGCCGTATAATGGTTTTACACCTTTGTCGACTTTAATACCAACGATAATTTCGTTATCGATGAGAGGTTGAATCAAGCGTTCACCATCCGATGTCTTATCGAATAAGGTTTCTTCATATGTAATGACCCCACTAATATTCTCATGTAAACCCGGTGTTGTGAACAATAGTTCGCGGTAAGATATTCTATTTTTGTGGGTGTTTTCCAATGCAATCGATTCGAATCTTTTACCGATAGTTCCGGAACTTTCGTCTGCGGCTAAAATCCCTTTACCCGGTTCACAAATGCTACGCACAGTTTGAAGTAGTTCGTCGCGATACATTCTAATATATAACAGTTGATTGTTATCTTTATATATTTATTCAATACAATTCAAGTATAATGGAACTAAAATAATCCCCAGAACGTTTGTTTGGGTCGTGTTTTCGTTGTGTGATTCATATATGTAATAACTTGTTGTTTGTAAACATAAAATCGTATTTTGATATATTCAGACATATACATAACCAGATAAAATTAATTCGTAACAAAAGGGTTTAAATCGTGTAATTCTAATACAGTCATAGTAAAATGGCGACTACTACACCAGATAATTTCCGCGCATCGATTATCGATTTCGCAACTGATCTTTCTACAACTTTTCCAGAGTATACCTCATTATGGTCAAAATGGTTGAATGTAAAAACTCTGGATTCAGAATTTAATCAGTTATACGAGCATTGTTCTCAAGTATATCCGGAACGTTTTTTTGATATTCTGAATCAGAATGCTGATATTTTTTCTGAGGATAGCAATATAAACACTTCATTCTTACCAAATGTTGATTTTAAAATGCTCTATAATTGCGATGGTGTGTCTGAAAAAACCCGCGAAACAATCTGGAAATATTTGCAAGTGGTTCTTTTAATTTTAGTGAATTCGATGAAAGACAAGGTTGATTTTGGGGATACCATGAAAATGTTCGATAATTTAGACGAAGGTGATTTACATTCTAAATTGGAAGGAGCGATGAAGAATATTGGACAGTTTTTTGAACAGGTGGAGACAGCAAAGGTTGATCCAGAAGGTGGCGAACAACCCCAGGATGAAGGGACTTCGAAAACAGCAGGTCTACCTAAGATGGAAGATTTACATAGTCATTTACAAGGCTTATTTGACGGTAAAATTGGACAGTTAGCCAAAGAATTAGCCGAGGATATGAGTGGAGATATAGCAGCTTCATTTGGTGATGATATGGAGGGAATGACGTCAACAAAGGATGTTTTATCAAAATTGATGCAAAATCCCCAAAAGATTAAAAATGTCGTCAATTCCGTGAAGGATAAATTGGCTAGTAAGATGGAATCTGGTGAAATATCTCGCGAAGATTTGATGAAAGAGGCTTCTGAAATGATGAAGAAGATGAATGGTCTAGGTGGTGAGGGAGGTATGGGTGATATGTTAAAGAGCCTGGGAGGTGCCGGAGGTATGGGTGATATGTTAAAGAACTTAGGAGGTGCCGGAGGTATGGGTGATATGTTAAAGAACTTAGGAGGTGCCGGAGGCATGGGAAAAATGATGAAGAATATGGGAGGTGCAGAAGGTATAGGAGAAATGATGAAGAGCATGGGAGGCGCAGAAGGTATGGGAGAAATGATGAAGAACATGGGTATGAATGTTCCCAAGGGAGCACGTGTCGATACAAACGCGATGAACCAAGCACAAGAGCGTCTGACTGTGAAGGAGCGTCTTATAGCACGTGGTAAAGTAAAGCAACAAGCACAACTTGTAAAACAATTAGAAGAACACGCGAAAGATATTAAGCGTAAAAATGAGTATGACGAGTTTATGGCGAAAAACCCGAATCTGTTTGATACAGAAGACCCAAACAGTTTGGTGTATCGCATAGAAGGTGATAAACAGGAAAAATCGACGTCGAGACCGGATGCTGAAATGTCGGCTAGTAAAAAGAAACGTCTCAAGAAGAAGGCGAATAATGAGAAAAAAGAGGCTCAAAATGTTGCTTCTGGTAATTACACCGACCTAAAATAAAAATGGGACAAAACCAAATAGTCAATTATAAATTTTAAAAATGTGTTTTATATATATAATGGCTAAAACTTTAAAAGTGAGAAAAGGACCCGCTTCTAGTGCAACTAAATTTAGTGTAGGAACAAAAAAGAAAGGTAATGATGGTAATATGTGGAAAATAGTTAAAAATAAAAATGACGCAAAACGTTGGTTAAAAATATCAAAAAATAGAACTATTAAAAAAAAACAAACTGAAAAAAATAGAACAAAACATATACAAGACGTAGATAATGATAATATTATTAGAAATAAAAATAAAGAGTTATATAATTTTTGGTTAGATTTAGCCGATACAAAACATAGTGTTTTTATTTATAAGGATAAAAGTTATAAAATAATTAGAAAAAATATTAGAGAAGAACAAGAGAAGGCTGAGGAAAATAACAATGTTATAGCAATTTTAGATAGTGGTCCTAGTTTTGATGCTTATAGAGAACTATATAGAAAAGCCAAAAATAAAAGTGTTGAAGAAGTTATTAAAAATTATAAAAAATACTTTAATGAGGGATCATCAGGAAAAAGATTATTTTGTTAATTATTTGTCTCATTTTTCTTTTCGGTAGGTGTAAGATTATGTTCTGGAAACATAATAATACTTGCTCAATATATAGAAATGATGCGACTCACAAAATATATTAGCATTCCTGTATTTATCATCAGTTTCGCAATTGGTATATTCATTGTATATACCACATTGGGCGACACACGAACCATTTATATTTATCCAAGTCCAGAGAACTCGGAATTGATGATTTATCGGGACAAAGCAAGCCAATGTTTTGCGTTCGAGCAAAAACCTGTTACGTGTCCACTAAATCCAATGGACATCGCGAAAATTCCGACGCAAGGTTAGTTACATACCATTATTATAATGGTATGTGTAAAAAATCAATCGAATATATATACAATGCATTTAAAACGATTATTGAACACGCCTTTAGGGAAAATATTCATATCGATTCTATTAGGTCTCGGTTTAGCAACACTTTTTAGAAAGGTCTGTAAAGACAAGAATTGTCTAGATTTTAAAGGACCTATTTTAGGGGAAATTGACGGGAAGATCTACAAACATGGTGAGAAATGTTACGAATACAATTCGATATCGGTTCCTTGTGATGAAAATAAGCAAATAGTGGATGTAGAATAATGCGCCAACAACACAATGTTTAGATGTCTAATATTGTATAGTTTATGTCTCATTCCACCACTCGTATTTCAGACCTTGGAGAAACAGGTTCTGTATCATTTAATACTCAACCATCGACACAACATATAGCGAACGAGTTTTATGGTAACGTGTCTGCCAACACGCAACAACCCCAACAACAACAGCAGCAACAGCATTCCATGACGGGTGAATCAGATGATCAAAATTATCAACCGTTAAATATTCACCCTAATCCATATGGACATAATACGGTCGCACCAGAAGAGATGCCTATGCCGGAATCGTCTCCACAACGTGGACAAGCACCCCATACAAATAGTATGGTTCCAGAACATACTGCTGCACCCGGTCAGGTAAATTATACGGTTGATACCATGCCCCAACAGCGCCTACCGTCTCGTGATATTCCAATGAATTCGATTGATTATCAACAGGATGAAGAGATTCAAGCGAACCATGTTCCCAAGGTGAAATTAACGTCCGATTATATACGCGAATATGAAGCGGTAAATGAACAAGCACGTAAAGAACATCATGAACACACACATAGACAGGAGGCATCGCATAATTTAATTAGCGATATACAATTGCCTATCTTAGTTGCTCTGTTATATTTTATTTTTCAAATGCCGGTTATAAATACGTTATTACGGAAGTATTTGTCTTTTATGACGATTTATCATGACGACGGCAATTTCAATTTCATGGGATTAACTATGAAAAGTTTCATGTTCGGTTCTATTTTTTATTCATTTCATTATGTTTCAACCAAGATTAGTAATTTATAGTAGGTCTATACCTCTTTTTATTTGCATTATTCATATTATACATATTATATATAGCATGAACAATTGTGTAATTGTGTGTTGTGATAATGAGTATGTTTCCAAGGCAATCGTTTCATTGAAACAATTTGAAAGCCATAATGCAAATTATGATAAGGCAATTATTGGAAAATCATTCGATGATGATATGAAACAATTGTGCGGTCGTTTTGATATAAACTTAATCGAGGTTGATTTAACAAATGATTTCCCTCATTTAGAAAAGCGTCCATATGGATTACAGTATCCACTTGAGTGTTTTTATCATTTTTATGCATATAAAGCATTAGCCAGTTATGACTTTTTGGTTTTGATAGAACCAGATATATATATCAATAAATCTCTTGACATTAAATTAGATACAGTTGCATATATAGGTGGAACATACAAAGAAGGAGTTTCAATCGGGTCTTTCCCAGCAATTGTGCGCGATTATCCTAAAATCCGAGAAGAATTTGGTGAAGGTAATTTGAATAGCCCTCGTATATTAGGTGGTTTGAAAATATATAATGTTAAAAATCTAACAGAGATTGGGTTTTATGAAAAAATTATTGATTATTATCAACGTTCGTTTGATATAGGGGCACCAAGGTGTGGTGATGATTCACTTATGGTGTTATACCAAATATATAACAGTGAACATGTAGCTTTATTAGCTCCCGAAACCCACATACTCAATACTTCCGCGAAACTATATTCTTTTGATAAAGATACGATGGACAGTTTAACTATGATTCACTATAGCGGCAATTCAAAATGGTGGAAAGTAAAAAATGTAGTTAATATGAATCCCATCCAGCGATATGGATATGAAAATACAATCGAATTTATTTATAACAATTTTGATTTAAAATTTATTGAAAAGTATTTACCAGAGATTTATCTAAATATTAGTGACGTGAAAATACCTTTTTATTATTGGAGTGGATCCTCAAACTTTGGTGATTTGATTACACCTTATTTTTTAGAGAAGTTCTGTAAGGATGTAGATTATTCATTCGATTTAACTGGAACTAAACCAAATATTATCAGTTGCGGTTCTATCATGAGATTGTGTAAACCGGATTCATTAGTGTATGGAAGTGGAATACGAGACATTGACCAGAACATAAATAGTGGATTAATTCAGTTAGTAAGAGGACCTTTAACCCGTAAACGATTACTCGATATAAATTGTTATTGTCCTCCAGATTATGGTGACCCGGGGTTATTATTACCCGAGTATTATAAACCAACTGTAGTAAAAACACATCCTTTTGGTATTATTCCCCATGTTGTGCATTACGAGATTATAAATAAAATGTATGCAGACTTTGATGATGTGTTCGTTATTAATTTAAATAATGAAAATGTCGAATCCGTAATAAACGATATAGTAAGTTGCGAGAAGATTGTGTCTTCATCGTTACATGGATTAATAGTAAGTGATGCATATAATATACCGAATAAATGGGTTAGATTCGGAGATGAGATCAATGGTGATGATACTAAATTTCACGATTATTTTCAATCAGTCGGTCGCAAAGACGTGACATATGTTGATTGTAATAATTACAAACGACTCCCAATTACGATTTTAGACCAGATACATCCAGTAGAGAATACCTTCAATATTAGTAACTTAAAACAGAAAATGTTTTTCGATGAACGTGGTATCAAAAATTATACCAAATATTTATATAAGTCTATGCGTGTTACTAGTCTGAATAAGAATGAATATTTTGCATTAAAATATGATTGGACAAAAGTAGATGATATATACTTGTCTGCAGTGTCTTCTACATTTTTAAAAAAACAGACAATTCACAGTAGCGAACTTGATACGGTCGATAAACATTCTATTGAAATTGGGGATAGAGTTAAATGTGTGTGGAATTATAATTCTAGTTATTATATAGTCTCACTGGTATAGTCGGTGAAGAACGCATTTCGGTCCTTGAATGGAATAGAACAGTTTGGATATTTCACAATTAGGTCACATCCGTTTGCGAATTTTACAGTAACAATTGGAAACTGTGTAATATCACAGCATATATAGGTCAACTTATTCGCCTTTTCGTGTGCGATGTCTTTGTCGAAGGAGCGCTTTGCACCGATTTGATTTGAAGGCATGAATCTCAATCCGCCTTTCGTAAAACATTTCAGATCATATAGATTTCCGTCCACATCTATATGGTCATGGTCTTTGTTACCAGAAACCCATGTTAAATCTGGATATATAATTGGGATATATCGTTCCAATAAAGTGGATGCCCATCGACCATCTTTGAAATGATCGATCAGTGTTTCTACAGGTAGAACACCAAATTGTAATGTTCCCGTAAGGTCAATTTGCATAATACGACGATTCATTGTATTTCCTAGCATACGTAAATACACCGACCGGAAAGAAAAATAAATATACTTTCAATTTTACGTATTCTACAATACGCGATTAAACGCACAAATTACCTCAGGTTTTGATATCGACCGAGGTCCAACGGTATTATTCGTTTCGTATTGTAATGTCCGAACTCGTTCCACATTATCGGCTATTCCTCGTCCGTTTGTAAATTGAATAAAGTAATGGGATTGTGGACTTTTTTCCGATGTGTTTGTATCAACTACACCGGCATTTACACCAACGCGTCTGAATGAAATATCATGTTGGTCATTCATGGATACGAATTTAAATCCAATTGGTTTTTCAACCACCACCTTATCTCGTAATACATCGCGTTTTTCCCATATTTGAAATACACATGGGACATTCACGTCATCACCTTCTACACTGAACGATGTATCGAGTAGATACGACTCAAATAACAAATGGAAATTACGCGGGATTTTATTACGAAGACTACCCTTTTTAAAACTGTTGGGTAGAATAAAGGAGATGGAATGCGCAAAAGAGCACGCCTTTTTAATAAATTTAATCGCCAACGAAGATTGACGTCCGAATGGTGGATTTCCAATAACATGTATTTTTTGATTCAGACCAATATCTCCTAGTTCGGAAATAGAATCGAATTCCAAGAAATCTCGTTTCTCTATGTCGCCATGTTCGGGAGCAATATCGTAAAACTTGCAAATGTCGGATAATCCGCGCATTCCCTCTATGAACGACCCGTTTCCAGCACTGGGTTCAATCAATATGTCTGTTTTATTAATCGATATATTGTCTGATGTCCACTGAATACATTGTGCCGCTACATCGGGTTTTGTATAAAATTTATCAATCGTATCTCGTTTCAATCCGGTTCGGTTCATGTTGTATGGTTGTATATGATAACAACGGTTTATATCAATTTTATCATATCGATTTAGAATATAGGTGGAATACCAAACGGTTTGAATGTTACACGCTTTTTAGCAGTCGTTTTCTTGGACTTTGTCTTTTTTCGCGATGTCTGTTCTTTTGGTGACTCCTCGTCCTTTGGTGACTCCTCGTCCTTTGGTGAATCGTCGTTCTTTCCATCGGATTTACTTTTCTTGCCGTTTTTTTTTCCGATATCAGCAGGTAAATATTTCAAAAAGTATTTTTCGTATTCTGCACCCCCCGTTTTACCACGAAGTTCTTCGAATTTGACTGATTTGTTTGCCCGGATACTTTCCATTGTTTCTTGGACACCAATACATTGTGGAGTAAAACGTTTCATAACACCTTTCTGCGCCAACTTGTTTGTCTGCTGTAGCTCAAACAGAAATTTTGCGATACACATGATTCGATCCTTGAAATAGTAATTCGCATCCGCATATAAAAAAGCCAAATAAAAGCTCATAATTGTATCAATTGTCGCTACATTAACGTCTGAGTCATTCACTTGGATCGTATTGTAATTATGACATGCGACAGGCGCATAAATGAATGCGATGATCTCATTTTTGTAACGCATCTCGATATGTTCCGGAATGAGTTCACCAATGGACGGATGATGAACTTGTGTTATATGTTTAATACCCTCATCATGTAAACGTTCTTCCAAGATTAGAGCTGTCTTGTGTATATCTTCAGATAATACATCAAAATCAGGTATTTTTCGAAAAAACTGTTTCTCCTTATGGGGCATATTCTTAGAATATAGACTTGCTGCATATCCCCCAAAGAATACTACACCAAGGTCAATAAAGGTGTCACGAACAGTAATATATATTTTTTCGCTTTCTGACGATGTGTCGTCCATTTCTCGTTGAAAATCGATAGCAGAACAATCATATTTAACTTTCATTGGATGAAATTTATTCAGCAAATTCAGTCGTTTCATCACCTTTTCCCATCGACTCGTATCACCCGCAGGTCGAGACAATTCTAAATACATTCCCATGCGTAGATAATTGGGTGGTGCATATTTGATACCAGCAATGGAAATGCTCTCCTTGGACAATGAGTCGAAAAGTTCCTTGTGAATAGAGGTAACATCCGCCATAGGAATAAAATTAACAAAAACCTTGTATGTTCCAGAATGAATACCGGATTTTGCTTCAACGTCTAAATAACCGGCGGCATAAAATACGTCCGACAATTCTTTAGCATCCTCTAGGGCATTTGGCGAAAAAAAGTCGTAATCGGGTATCTCATATTCACGATTATAAAACTGTGATTGCTTCGGTAAAATGTTATTAATAGCAGTTCCACCATAACACACAAGCTTCTTTTTCATTAAAAAGTCCTCTACGATTTTAACCATATTTTTAATTTCGTCACTGCTCGCGACCTTTTGTCCAAGAATCTTTTCATTTTTGTCGATTGCGTGTCTTAATACAGCCAATTCACATTCTTGGAAATTCATATTATTTGAGCATTCGCTTGGCTCGAATCGATTTTTCCGTGTTCTTTGTTTTTTCTGGCGCATGGGTATCTTAGTATATACGTGGATAATGTGTTCACACAAACATATTATCTAAATGTATTTATTCTTATTGAAGCCTGCTATATTGAACTGCTGTTGTTAGTGGAACAAAAGCTGTCTTATATTCATTGAAAAGTGCTTCATATGAAGACAAATTTGTATCATTTGTATAAAAGGCTTGAGCTATAATTTGAGCACCATAGTTTTCGATTAAATAAAATGTATCGGCATTAGTTAGATTATTAAAGAATCCGAGGCTTGGAAATACAATGCGCAATAGATATGTTGCCGGGTCAGGTGGATTTATTGGTTGAAACGACAAACTATTTTCACTATATAAGCGGATAGATTGGCTGTTACTATTCATGTTTACATAATCGGTTAAACTAGCACAATCGGTATTGTCTGGACTACATGTTGCATAATTCGCATAACCGGGAGAGGAAGATTGGTCTACTATCAAAATAACCTTTCCTTTCAATTCCGGTAATTGAGTATCTAGCGTAACGGGGACAGCATCATATTTTGTTTTAGACACAGCCTGTCCATGTAATTTTGGACCAAGAGTTCCATGGATAATTGTTGCTATTTTGGAATAAGCAGTCGATAAATACGTTTTGATACGTAATTGTATAAAAATGGGGTCATTCGAATTCGGAGATGTATCTGAAAATGCATTGGACATGACCGTTGAGAATGCTCCTGCTAAAGAAACGGCGGGCGCTTCTGATGTGAATGTATCAACCGAGTTTTTATTATTGGAATACGCGACAATCGGAACTCCATCCTTCATATAGACCTCAAAATCTAAGAATCTGCAACCACGGGACAAAACGTATTTTACCATATTCAAGTTCATATATTCACCTGTATAAGCACTATTTGATGATGCCTTGATACAATAATTACGTAATGCATTGTCGTTCGATGGGTCGAATGATGCATTCGCGATTCCTCCACCAGAATTAGAACTTTCCACACTACTCAATTGTGCAATCTGTTTCGCATTGGGTGTATCAACGAAGGGTGGTGGTATATTACCCGGCTTACTCCCGTTCATTTTAATAATCATATTATAGATAATATACACGGCAATGGTGGTAAATCCTAGTATCAAAACATAATCGATTAATCCCTTCATTGTATTGTGTTTTAGATCGTGGTATATAATGAATGTATAAAGTAATTACGCGAACAAAAATATAGACACTTATTATATATTCATTTATAATGGCTGGAGGATTATTAAATATTATTTCTGTTGGTAAAGCTAATATCATTTTAACAGGAAATCCGACAAAGACCTTTTTCAAAGTAGCGTATTCAAAATATACGAATTTCGGATTACAGAAATTTCGGTTAGACTTTGATGGTTTACGTGAACTCCGGGTAACAGAACCTTCTAAATACACCTTTAAAATAAAAAGATATGCTGATTTATTGATGGATACCAATTTAGTTATCAATTTGCCTGATATATGGAGCCCAATATGGGAATCCAGCGATAAGACAGGTAATATGTCGTCTCCTTATGATTTCAAATGGATCGAGAATCTAGGAACACAGATTATCCAGGATATTGAGATTGTTTGTGGTGCAAACACCCTGCAAAAATATTCAGGACAGTATCTGAACGCTATGGTGAACCGAGACTTTAGTAAACAAAAAAAAGATCTATTTAGTGCGATGACTGGTAATGTGCCGGCATTGAACGATCCAGCGAACAACCCAGCACGCGTTTTAACATATCCATTCAAAGCGAATACATATCCATGTGCGAAATATACTGCAAATGCTTCTGGTGCGGAACCTTCTATTCGAGGGCGAATGTTATATATTCCATTAAATACATGGTTTTCACTAGATAGTCGTTGTGCATTCCCATTGGTCGCACTACAATACCAAGAACTAATAATCAATGTTACATTACGTCCCATCCAAGACCTATTTCAAGTTCGCGATGTATTTAATCCAGAGGATGATTTCCCTTATATCAAGATTAGAGCGGGTGAAAACCAATTCCAATTGTATCGTTTTTTACAAACACCACCTTCAGACGATCTGACTTCCACAAACTACACAAATCAAACAAACAACTGGAATGCGGATGTCCATCTGCTGTCTACATATTGTTTTTTATCGGAAGAAGAACAGGCACTTTTTGCAGCAGAGGATCAAGTTTATTTAGTCAAAGAGATTTACGAACATGACTATCTTAATGTGGTCGGTTCAAATCGTATAAAATTACAATCGGCGTCTGGAATGGTTGCAGATTGGATGTGGTATTTTCAAAGAAACGATGCATTCCTTCGAAACGAATGGACGAATTACACAAACTGGGCATACAAAACAATCCCTTCGAACATCGTATATGACCCGTCTACTGAACAGTATATTACCGGAAATTATAGTTCCGCAAACCAGAGGTCGATTATGCAAACATTTGGTATTTTGTTTGGAGGCGATTATCGTGAAGTGTCTATGCCGAGTGGGGTTTATGATTATGTTGAAAAATATACGCGAACCCAGGGATTTGCAGAAGAAGGGATGTACTGTTATAATTTCTGTTTAAATACAAGTCCATATGAATATCAACCATCAGGTGCTGTAAATACAAGTCGTTTTAAAACAGTAGAATTTGAGTTCACTACATATCTACCACCAATTGATGTGAGTGGGTCAACTGTGAATATTGAGTGTGATTCAGGTGGTGTTCCTATAACTGTTTCTTCAAAACCGGCATGGGCACTTTATGTATATAACTACAATTTACACGTGTTCGAGGAGAGATATAATGTGCTATCTTTTGTTGGTGGTAACTGTGGATTAATGTATGCGAGATAATGGACATAGTAGCAATATTTAGTGTGTATTTATCGTGTTAAATATAATATTCTATTGTATACTAATTATAATAGAATATGGGAAAATGGAATAAGAAGTGGGATAAGAAATGTTCCGATTCGACCGAAAATTTCGAAATAAGAGATATGAAAAAAAAGATGTCTAACTTAGTCAACCGTCGACGTGAGAATCCGAAAAAAATAAAGGAGTTTGAAGATATATACCAGAGACCCCAACAGTCTAATATCGAGGGTTTCGGAGATGACGACACAACTACACATGAATCGGCTCCTGGAACATCTACTGGAGATATAGGGGATGAAATCAAAGACAAAATATCAAATGTTGGAAAGGCGTTCTCATCTATGCCCAATCCGATAGATAGTCTACAAAACGACATGTCTAATACGTTCGATGGACTAGGTGAACTAGGAAATTTTGATATGGATATTGGCAGTATGTTTTCAACAAGTGATGACCAAACGAGTGTTGTTTCATCGGATACATTAAAAGACAGTTTAAAAAATAATATGAAAGGAATAAAGGGGGTCGCAACTGAGGTGGGTGATTCGATGTTAACTCTTTCAAAAATGATAACAAATGTATTTTTAAAAATCGGAGCCTATTTACGGATAATCAAAATTCAGATAATGTTATTTTTCTTACGAACAAATCGATATGTAACCACATTGATAACGAACATAGCCAACGCACTTACCCAAGATACTGCAACAAAAGAGGAAATTACAACATTTCAAGACCAAACGCAGAAATTCATTTCCATTTTGTTGACTTGGTTTTTTGTATATAATTGGTATTATATTGTGTTTTTCTTGGAAGACGAGGATAATGTAAGATATGAAATCAATACAAATGATCTAAAGGATTACAACAAAATATTATACGGAGCATTGGGTCCCGCATTTCGCGTTGTAGAATGGTTCGATTATTTAATTATTGGTGCTGGTAAAAAAATAAAGAAATGGGAGATACCAAATGCGATTATCATGTTTGGAATGTTTCTATTATTTTATTCACTCGTTCAGATGAATTTCCAAACGTCTTTACTGGCTAATTTTTTCAATGCACTCCGTGGTCAATATAGCATATCCGTTTTATCATTGGGTTCCATCGCGATAGTCGCAATATATAGTTTGCAATTTATGTTTGGTTCAGTCGTAAATGGGAATATGGAAATACAGGCATTGGTTACTCAACATGAGGGGGGCATATTTTCCATGTGTTTCTTCTTGGTAATTGTGATTCTGTGTATTATGGCTTATTCCATGTGGACGGTTGCGGTGAATGTTCCATTGGGTGTTTTATGTGTATCAACCTATTTAGCTGTCTATTCTTTTATGGGTGTGTTCGTATACGAAGGGTTTAATTGTTTTAATATTATTACAGGAATAACGGACTCAATCGATACAATCGTTCCGGACCTGACCGATGAAGCATGTAAACCTGAATTTGAAGTATCTCAAATACCAAAATATATTTGGGATTGGATCAAAACGGTTATTAATTATGCATCGATTAATATGTTTGAAATTTTGATCCTATTAACATTATTGGGTGGTATTGGTGTATATAGTAAAAATTGGAATTCCTCGATCGCGGGGAAAGTCGGAATGTCGGCTACATCAACTTTCAATATACAAGAATCATTCAAACAGTTATTCACGTGGTTGATTTTGATAAATATATTACTGATCATTATGTTGTGTATGTACCTATATAATAAATATAAGACAATTACTGGACTACAAAGTGGAACAGATGGAGTATCCGACCAGTTTAAAAGTGACCAAACAATGCGTTCGCGTATGGCTGGATTGAATAATTCACTGAGTTCGAACGGTCCGGTTATGAAAAAATCGAAAATACAGGCACGACAAACAGAGAATATAATTCCAAGTAATACGGTTGGAAAAGGCGCTCCTGTTGCTGCTACTACTCCTGTTGCTACTACTCCTGTTGCTACTACTCCTGTTGCTACTACTCCTGTTGCTGCTACTGGTGGGAGTGGCGACGGACAATAACAATAAACGATTAAAAACAACATAAATAATATGATGTAAAAATATCATATTATGGAAAAAGAGGACCTACCATTTGTCTCTGTATGTACTCCTACATTTAATCGTAGACCGTTTATTGAATCCATGTTCCAATGTTTCAAGAATCAAACATATCCACTTTCACATATAGAATGGATTATCGTCGATGATGGGACAGATAAAATACAAGATTTGGTAGAAAGTTCAGGTATATCTCAAATCAAATATTTCCCAATTGATGAAAAAATGCGACTAGGTGCGAAACGCAATTTCATGCACACAAAAGCAACCGGTTCTATCTTAGTATATATGGATGATGATGACTATTACCCACCAGAACGCGTGGAACATGCAGTAGATATGTTAACAACAAATCCTACCATTATGTGTGCAGGTGCAAGTGAAATTTATGTATATTACAACCATATTCAAAAAATGTATCAGAGTGGTCCATATGGACCCAATCATGCGACTGCCGGAACATTCGCATTTCGTAGCCAACTTCTAAATGAATGTCGATATGACGAAAATGCATCTCTCGCAGAAGAGAAGCTATTTTTGAATAACTTTACAATACCTATGGTGCAACTCGACCCATTAAAGACGATATTAGTGTTTTCACATATACATAACACGTTTGATAAGCGCAATATGTTAAACAATGAACATGCGCAGTATTTTAAAGAGAGCACCAAGACAGTCGATGACTTCATCCGTAATACATCGGAATCAGATATACGTCAATATTTTTTGAAAGATATTGGCGATAAATTAAACAACTATAAACCAGGTGAGCCTGAAATGAAACCAGATGTATTAGAACAAATAAAAGTGATAGATGAAGAACAAAAACGTCTAATTGCCGCTCAACCAGCACCACAAATTATGATTGATAAACCGGGTGAACCAAAACGTCCGATGACCCCACACGAGATTGTGCAAGCATTGAGTCAACAACAAGCTCATATAGGTCAACAACAAGACCATATAGGTAAACTTATTGCTAGAATCCAAGAACTAGAGGGTGTAATCACAAATCGTGTTTCGTCTACAACACCCGCCGTGATGCAGATGTCTGCAAATGCCTAATTATTTATTCACATCATAAGCCGTTTCACGCAACCATACATTAGCTATGTATTTATTACCGGATAACACGGGTGTTCCTGCATGTAGTGAAAGAGGGTGACATAAGTTACCTTCCTTCTCAAGAGAGTAGAACAAAAGACCAGTATTTTTTGCGGGTTTATACTTCGCGTGTAAATTTGGAAAATCGGTTTCACCACCTTCGTAATTATCGTTCAGATAAAGCAACATTGTGATTACACGTTGACCTCCATTTTTTTCAAATTCAACACTTTCTGGACAATCGTCACACGACGCGTCGTAATGGGGATTATAATATCCATTTGGGTCATATTTCACAACCTGCATTTTTTCGGCATTGTCGAATGGTAAATTCGTTAAGTCGCAAACTCGACGTATAATCTTAGAAATAATAGGGTCATCTCTAGATAACCATGCAGTTTCGCTTTTACGAACACTATCCATATTTCTACTTACAAGTTGACTTTCGGCGAACCTTGGAGTCGCTACACTCAAAATGTGATTGTTTTCAGATGGTGTGATAAAATCAGGATATAATACAGGATGTATATAATCAGCGTTTATATTGCTATATCCACGACCCTTGTAAAGGATGGGTTGTATAAGCCATCGGTATAATTGGTATACAACAAATAGTATTATCGCTATAATAATAATTTGGGTAATCCATGTTAAAATGTCTTGTAAATTCATACTATAGTTATATACACTATAAATATAGTTTTTTGGTCTAAATAGCGTCACGTCCGGTCATAAATCGCGTGAGTCGTTCTAATATTACAAATGAGATGATAGAATGTGGAACACTTTTGAATAAACTCGCGGTGATTCCTTTGTAAAAACCACGTATACCATGTTGCGACTGTGTATTTTTTATGATATCAACAACACCTTTTTTTTCACCCGGTTTTTGCATTTGTGATTTAATATAATCAATTGGATTTGTTATGAATATACCGAGTGAGGTTCCGCAAAATGCCGACGCAAAATGTAACGTGCTAGTCCCCTCTAATGTTGGGTATGCATTCTGTATTCGAATTTTACTTTCAGAATACACTGATAATCGTATACTATTGAAGGATGCAGAACGAATTATGGCTGCATATGAACCTTGAAAAAAACTACGAATACCATTGGTCGCATAAATATCGCGCAAATGATGTGTGAAACCAACTGTAGGTAAACTGGGGTTAATCGAACGAATCATTATTACTTCACTTGGTGTCCCAGAAAATCCACCAACCGCTCCCGAAATTGCACCGAATGCAGCCTTGTATATGACGCTTGGTTCAGTATTGTGTATTTGTTTGTGTCTACGATTCAACTCTGTAAAAATGGTCAAGTTCGGAACAGCATAGGTTAATTGTCGCAATAACCCAGCCGAGTATCCTCGATATAAATAGTTAAATGTATATTGCGGTTTCATATTGATTTGTTGTGATATCCGAATTACATCAAACCCGTGTACCATAGTGGTTGCTGTAAATACGGATATCGTACTACACAGCAAACCTATTATTTTATTATCCGAGTCCATATAATTACAATATAGTATTTTATTTGCAAATTATATGACCATACATGTAACGTTTTTCGATAACACATAATAATAAGAATTACAATCTTTGTATTATGTACAATAATGGTGGTTTTATTAGTCAAGAATTGTCGTTTTAAACAACATACCCGTCACTAAGTAAGGGTCGCAGTTTGAACCAGGACGCCTATCTTCAAAATACCCTTTTTTATCATTGATTGCCTCATTTCCGATTCTAACAGAGGAACCACGATTACCAATTCCCACGGAAAATTCATCATAGGGGGAGGTCTCGTGGGCACCGCTCAATCGTTGGTCATTGTCCTTACCATATATGTCCATATGTTCCATGTGTTTATGTGATAATTTGGCTACAGCTTCGTATATATAATCCAAACCTGTCTTGACTTCGGTTCCTTCGCGCATATTCTTGGTGCTATAATTCGCATGACAACCGGAACCATTCCAGTCACCAGCCAAAGGTTTGGGTTCAATGTTAATAACTATACCGTGTTTCTCGGACAAACGCTCCATCAGATAGCGAGCCATCCATAAATGGTCGCCTTGTTCAATGCCCACACATGGTCCAACTTGGTATTCCCACTGTCCAGCTGCAACTTCCGCATTCACACCGCTTATCTTAATACCGGCTGTGATACATGCTTGTAAATGTTCCTCCACCAAAGGGCGACCAAATGCATTCGCTGCACCAGCACTACAGTAAAATTGACCTTGTTCTTTATCGTCCGAGTAACCGAGTGGTTGATTTGTTGTCGAATCCATCATGAAATATTCTTGTTCTAGACCGAACCAGGGCTCCTCTTCCGGAGCTTGGTCAAATAACTTCTTAGCAAAGTAACGGTTATTATTCAATGCTGGCTCTCCATTAGGAAGCATAGCCTCACATATAACCATCTTATGATGCGACCCCCTAAAAGGATCGTTAAATAATGTTCGTGGTATTAATAACACCTCAGAAGCATGACCCTCGGCTTGTTTTGTTGAACTACCGTCATAATTCCAATCTGATAGATCTTCTACTGTATTCACTATTGACTGCATAACACGTGCTTTACTGCGAAGCTCGCCTTCACCGCCAATCCATACATATTCCACGATTGTAGTGAGGGACTGCTCTTTTTGAGACGTTTGTGTCGTTTGATCGTTAACGTTTGTCATTATATACTGTAATATACCATTATCTTTAATCCAGAAAATATAATTATTCATCATATTCTTCTGAAATAACTATCGCATCTTTTTTCGAAGTCTTGTCTAAGAATCGATACATTCTTCGCACATCCAACTTCGATATATTATACCCATCAAACATGTTTTCAATCTGTTCGCAATTACTCGGAATGGACAATATATCAGGTATATCTACAGTCAAATACTTCATACGAAATTCTTGGAAAAATGCGACCATGTCCTTCTTATCCATATTCAGCTCTAAACATGTATTTGTTAGAAATGTCTGATTGTTATATTCAGTTGAATATTTGGTCAACACCTTGGTAAAACGAATTTCATCGTGATGAAACTGCCTTCGTTGTAGTTGGACGGTTTCATGATACAATTTGTTATTGTAGAATGTTTTTATCAATGAACTCATTTCATTAAATAACCAAATTTGGTTTTGAAACGTGATTCGGTCGATGTAATCAGCAAAACACATATTTTCCAATATTTTCACATAAAAAGTGAGTTGCTTCGATTGAGGTAGAACACTTAATGCATCTGCTAAGTTTTCATGCCATAATAGAGCGATAACGGTTCGGTCTGTATCGTTCATCCGTGTATTATGGTCTTTAAATGGTATATATTCATTGAAAAGTGTCGCAGTAAGCCGTTTAGAATCCTCATTATAAGACTTTATTTGAAAAATATTCTGTAAAATATCGTGTGTGATTAGATGTGATTTATTTTTATACAAATTTACGACAAAATCGAGTTTACGTAAGTCGCCTTGGATATAATCCAATAGCATATCCTTGTATGGAGCAATTTTGATAGCAGACACATTATGTTTTAGTAGATGTTCCATCTGAATCGGACTAGGGGTTTTCAGTTCAAACGTGTGACATACTTTCATTAATTCACGAATCTTCTTATCCATATAATAGTTTCCAATACATATAATGGGATTCAGAGTGACGTTTTCTAAACGCTGTTTCTGTGTTTTTTTCTGTCGAATCAGCTTTATAAGTGCGTTGATACCTCCCTTGTCTCCGTTATTCATCCCGTCTATTTCGTCCATTACGATGGCTATTTTCTTCACCCTTTTATTCATCATATCAAGGACGTTTCGATTTGATATGTTATTACTTGTAATTGTATCGACCATAGATTTATTGCGAACATCACCTGCATCATATATAATAACGTCATATCCCATATTTTTCAAGAGATTTACTACAAAATGGCTTTTCCCCGTTCCAGGTGAACCATAGATATAGATGCCTTTTTTGAATTGAACGTCAGAGCATCTATCTTCAAATGAATTCAGGATATCTGTTATCTCAGATACTATACCAGAGCGACCCAATGTAGATGAATAATCAGAATTATTCGATGCCGTTTTTGATGTAGATAATTCTTGGACAGCGTTCATAATAAGATGATATATATAGAGGTTCTACTCTAACTATTTTTTTTAATACAAATAAACAAACGAATAATGGTGGTGTAATACATTACTCGTTTATCAAAAATATGGTTTATGTAAATTGTGAAAAATCGTTTGTTATGGGCATATAATCACTACCTTGGTCACTACATGTTTGGTAATTACTGTATCCACCCTGTTGATAACCATAATCATATCCTTGTTGATGTCCATGTGGATATCCTTGTTGTTGTTGACCTTGCTGTTGCTGTTGCGGTTGCGGTTGTTGACCTTGCTGTTGCGGTTGTTGACCTTGCTGTTGACCTTGCTGTTGCTGCTGTTGTTGACCTTGATTTTTATTTTGAGCAAGTTCCATCAATCCCGAACCGGTATCTTGAACCACATCTTTTGCACCAGATCCGGCATCAGAAATTAGTTCGGCAGCCCCCTTCCCTAATCCTGCCAAACCACTTCCTATACCAGAAGCCAGGTCCGACACACCACCACCCACATCCTTTGCTAAGTCTCCTGCAGTATCAATCGTCTTATTTACAATATTCCCGGCTGTATCGACAGTAGTGGTTACTACATTTCCGGCTGTATCTGCCGTCTTGGTTATTGTATTACCAGCAGCATCTACAGTCTTACCTAAGACATCACCCGTTTCAGTAAGACCGGTTTCGACTGCTCCACCAATACTGTCTGCAGTTGAAGCAGCAGCACCAGCCCATGTTGCGGGTGACGAACCAGCTGCTTTATACAATTCAGCCGGTGTGTATTTTTTCCCGTTACAGTCTACGATTTCACCGTTCGTATTAATCGATAAATTACATCCAGACGACGCCGGACATGCCGGACATGCCGGGCATACAGGCGGAACGACTTCGGTTTTCAACATAAAACGAGGATCGGTGCACGTATCAGACGATTTAGAGGACGAAGCGACCGGTGTAGATGCAGACCCATTTGCGCCACCGTTTTTGTCTTTTAATAACCCAACCAAATCACGTAATAATTCACCGTCTTTATTTTCGGGTGTTTTAATATCAAAACTGATTTTAGGTCCTGCAAATGAAGTCTCAATCAGTTCCTTTGTTATTTGTAAAGAAGCTTCTAAAACATATGTTGGATTCGTCCCAGATGGGGTTCGTTTTGTAATCATATTCACTACAACTACATCGGACACCATTGTAGATATTACTAAAGCTTTTCCACTTGTGACTTGTTTTGAAAAACCAGTAGTGTATTCAGTCGACGATTCATAGACACCAGCCGCAGTTTGGACACATATACCTAGCGTTTTATCAAAAAATACATCATCTGCGATTTTCATAGCATCTTTCTTGTCGCCATTAATCGTAATAGATGTAAGAGTTCCGTCGACTGTAGCATTTTTTGCATATGACGCGGGGGCTGTGGTAAGAACTGTGGAACTTAATCCAGTTTTAGTATCTGCCCGTATCGATAATGAGGATGCGTTACCATTCTTAACGTTTTTAAAAATAGATTTGATATCATTTGAGGCAGGGTCAATTATCATAACAAGTGTAGATCCACTCAAATCGGTGTATAATATATTCAAATTGTCTGGATTTGGTCCTTCAACCGACCACGGTGTCACTACACTTGTGGGGGCTACCCCTGTGTATACAGCAGTTTCGTCAGTTGAAACACCATTTTTGTTAACCAATGTGTATCCAGTTGATGCACCAGGTATGATTATATTACCAGTTGCTTGGTCAAATAACACATTAGGTGATACTAGAATGCTGTCTAGTTCAATTGAAGCATGATATAATGGATATACTTCTCCGGAACTTGCTGGAGAAAGACCTTCCATAATTTGACTCGATTTATATCCGAATATCATCGCTATGACTAAAGTCAGTAATAATATAAGGAATAAAACAAAGGGTGTGAGTTTAAAACTTTTCATGATTAAACTTTTAATATAATGTATATATCGAAAATATTAGTCCAAACGATTATCAAAATACCGGTTTGGCGTATATTAAAAATTGATATAGACACGTGTATTGAAACAACTGTATCACTTAAAATGTCTCTATCATCTTGTTATAATGAAGACAATACATATGAAATCGGTATCGACGAAGCCGGACGTGGACCCTTATTTGGACGGTTATATGTTGGAGCAGCAGTTTTACCTAAAGGAACCGAGTTTCATCATCATTGGATGAAGGATTCAAAAAAGTTTCATTCCAAGAAGAAGATTCATGAAGTGTCTGATTATATTAAAGAACATGCAATTTCATGGTCAATCCAATATATTGAAGCCGACGTTATTGATCACATAAATATTCGACAAGCGGTTCATCGCGGAATGCATAATGCAGTGCGTGATATATTTACAAAGAGTGAAATCACTCCAAATGAAACTTTCCTATTAGTCGACGGTAACGATTTTCGACCCTATACTATATTTAATGAGGATATTGAAGAATTAATTGCTGTCCCACATGAAACAGTCATCGGTGGGGATAATAAATACACTTCGATAGCAGCAGCCTCTATATTGGCTAAAGTTGCGAGGGACGACTATATTCACGACCTCTGTATAGAACATCCAGAACTTGATGAAAAATACCATCTAAGTAATAATCAAGGATACGGCACAAAACATCATTTGAACGGCATTTTGGAACATGGTATTACACAATGGCATCGGAAAACATATGGACGATGTAAAGAAGCGGAACTACATATGATTTGATTCGGGGGCGTTTAGCAGAGTATATTTAGTATGTTTTTTATATGTAACGTATATATACCTATGTCGTTTACTAGATTTAATGACGATGAAGTAAGAATAGAGCAACAATTAAAAGAATTAACCTACGTTGGAAGATATCAACTCGATGTTCCAGGTCAAGGTGCGTCTATGCCGTTTCAGGATGATACCAATCTTCGATTACAAAAATGGGGGGCGAATCTGAGAACAAATACCATTAATTTAGAAAGCGATTTAATTGGATTAACTCGACCACTACAGAGGGACAACATTGAAACAAATATTTACAAGGACCAAAAGGTGGCTTCTTCACAAATATCCTATTCTACAAACCAACCTTTTGTCGAAGAAAGTAGAGCAAGTCACCCAGCGTGGATGTATCGCGATTTGGAACATCCACGATGGGAAACACCCATTATTAATCCTCAGGCAAATCTTGAGAAGCCATTTCACGACAATATACAGACACGTATTTTAGAGAAAGATTTCTATAAACCTAAATCCACCGTTCGAATGGGTAATATTTCCAATACTGATCCTATGAGTATTGACTATTACTTATCCAAACAGTAATTATGTAAAGCCGATTTTTATCTCATAAATTTAGCAATTTATTATGTGTATTGTATATAAATCATTATATACAATGGAATTGGCGATACCATTAATTGCGATGGCGGGATTATATATAGCTTCCAAACAACAAAATTCAGACGATGAGGAATATAACGAAGGATTTACCGATTATAAAGATTTACCAAACACGAATTTACACAATGTGAATTTCCCCACCGAGAAACCAGTAAAATCACCAGCATTAGATGTTACACAAAAATTAGCGAATGATAATAAGTATACCGGAGGGGCTTATACAGACAAATATTTCGGATTAGCTGAACCGAAAGATATTCACGACCCGAATAGATGGTCAAAGAGTGCGAATGAAAGTGGGACGGCTGTACCATCATCAAATGGTAAACCTACCAATTTCACATCTTTAACAGGAAACTCAGTCGATGTAAACGATTTGAAGCATAATAATATGGTTCCTTTTTTTGGTGGAAAGGTTACATCACGTGACTTCAAGGCAAACCAAAATGAAGGGCTCATGGACACTTATTTAGGAAAAGGTTCGCAACAGGTAGATAAAAAGGAGCAATCCCCATTATTCGCACCCAATGATAACTACCAATGGGCTTATGGAACACCTAATCAGACCGACTTTATGCAATCTAGAGTGAATCCCGGCGCAAAGATGTCGAATGTCTTACCGTTCAAGCAAGAAACAGTTGGTCCAGGTATCGGTCTTGGATATGAGACGGAAGGGAGTGCCGGATATAATTCTGGTATGCTCAATCGTGAGGCTTGGATGCCCAAAGGTATCGATGAACTGCGAACCAATAATCACAGGAAAGCATCAGGTGTAGCTTTATATGGACATGAAGGTCCAGCGAATAGTAATGTCCAAACAATGGGTTCGATTGGTGCGATGGAAAAAAATCGAGTTGAACGCACATTTGAAACCGGTGCCGACCGTTTGATGACTACTACTGGCGCAGAAAAGGGTGTTACTCTTCGTCCTATACAGAATGATCGTTTCACAAATCGACCTGAAACAACTACGGATTATACTGGAACTGCTAGTGCACAAAATCCAGGTATGTTTGTGGATGGTGAATACATGCCTTCTACTCGAACGCATCTAGGTTCTGTTCCAATTTCGGTCGCATCTGCTGTAGGAAAAGGTGGCGCAAATGAGGCTGATTATGGGGCAAAATCACAAGTATCCTATACAAATAATCGTTCGGCGAACCAACAATCCGATTATTTTGGAGCGGTCGGTGGTGCTATTGGAGCTGTTATCTCCCCTTTATTGGATATACTCAGACCTTCTCGTAAAGAAAATACGATAGGCACATTACGCCCTTATCAAAATGCTGGTTCAATTATTCCTCAATCTTATTTATTTAACCCATCTGATCGTTTGGGCACTACTATTCGTGAAACAACGGAGCAGTCGAAATTCCACTTAAATGCCGGCACAAATGAGATGAATAAGGGTGGATATACGGTTGCTGATGTGCAGCCAATATCAAACAATCGCATGAACCAGTCTGATTTCTTTTATGCAGGTAATGCTTCTGCTGGAGATGGTTCGAGAGAGGTTCGCCCATACGATGCCGAATATAGACAACGCAATAATGACGTGAAGTCTTCGACAATTAACGGACGTCTAGTAAAAGGTAATATGTCGATGATGAATAATCATATCAATATGAATACTGTTGATAGAACTGATAAATTATCAAACAACCGTGCACCAGTTCCTGTAATTCCTCGTCAACCACCCAATGTGAATACAATGGGACGATTACAGGGGAAAAACGAGCTTTACTCTGGTATGCAACAAGACCGAAATCAAGGAGATGTGTTAAATGCCTTAAAGGGTAATCCATATGCATTGAGCATTGTCTAATCGTGAATTGATTTTGAGAATATAAGTTACAATTATATTCTAACTTATATATAATTGTAATATAGCTAGCAATATGCCGTACTTTGAAAAAGGGAAAATATTATTTATTCATATCCCGAAGACTGGTGGAACAAGTATTGAAAAATATTTAGGTATACGCACACAAACCACGTTAGGACCAAGTAGCCTTTATTTGAGATATTATCAAAATACCATACAGTCAGAGGTAGATAAGTATCGACGTTTATACAAATCCAAAAACGCGTCCGACAAAAAAATGTTTTCCTCAAAACCGAAAAAGGGTGTGTTCCAATCTGTAATGTATAACGAAATCGATGATGAATCCAATGAATCCAATGAATCCAATGATTCTAACAATAATAGTTTTGAGTTGAAAGAGTTTAAACGGGTTCGGTTGATAAAAAAACTAGAGCATTCATTACATCATTTAACCTGGAATGAAATGCAACAATACAAGAATATATTATGGGATACCGATAATCTACGCAAGATTGTATCGAGCGATTTATACCAAAGGAATGATTGTGAAATTTTGACGGTTGTTCGTAATCCATATGACCGTGTAATATCAGACCTACTATTCAATGGAATTCTCACGGAAATCACGATTCAAAATCAAGAAACTGTATACAGCAAGTTAAAAAAATATTTAGAAAAGGACGACACCTTCGATAATCACAAATTACCTCAATATATGTATATTACAGATATCGATGGTAATTTGATTGAAAATATAATCATACTTCGAACCGAAACCCTGACTGCCGACATGAAACATATTGGTTTTGCAGACTTTAATTTTAACATACAAACATCAAAGCACGTGTTAGAATCAAAAGAAACAAAATATAGTGCTGCTTTAAATTCACGCTCAATTTCATTAATTAATCTATACTACAAACGTGATTTTGAACTATTTGGGTATTCTATATTAGAATAAATATTCGATTATTGAAACAATCTCGACATCATAATGGCTTCCTTGTTATCGGTTGACGGTTTAAACAACTGGTTAAGCATAACATCATCACGAAACCGGATGGTATATTCTTGTTGCATTTGATTTCGCCCAATCCTTCCCATCGCCTGGATTGTCTTTTGTTGGGTCATTGATTGAAGGTCTTTACCTATGAAACCATGGCAGAACTGGTAGTTGGTTCCATATATGTAATCAGAAGATGCTAAAATCATGAACAACTGTTGGTCTGTAGCAAGACGTTTCATTATTTCCATATATCTCGGGTTTGCCGTATTTTCGTTTACAAACATTCCAATACCGAGCAACAATAACATTTTCTTGTCGTTGTCTACATCGAGAGCCATGATCTCACATACTTCGTCGTCAGATATATTTGGGACAAATGCGTTTTTAACAACCTTACCATCGGGAGCCCATATATTTTGGTGTTCTGTTGTGTTTGGTATGTAAACTCGTTCAAGATTCACCGAAACGATTTGTGAACGAAGATGTTCAGCGGTTCGGGATAACTTATTGTCGTGGACTACAGTTTCGTCGCGATTGTGTTTATGGTCAGACTTCTTTTTACCTCCAGTTGAAGCACCTTTTGCACTCGAATCAGCAGTAGTCCCTGCCGCCTTTTCACGTGCACTCGTAATATCCTCAAGTTTGTGTTCAACGTCAGTCAACTCCCTCTGAACAATATTATTACGACCAATGTTTTCTGAGATTAATTTATACACATGTTCGGGTATACGCGATGTTTTGATGTAAAACTTACCGACCTTCTCGACATCATCTGCTAGAAAGATACTTGGTCCATCAGTCATGGTATAAGCATCAGTTGTAGTCACAGAAACACCACTTGGGAGTGCCGATGGTTTTGTAGCAATATTCATCGCACAACTTGTTTTACACACAGAAGTTGGTCCAAATTTTTCGTTCTGTTCAGATGAAAGGGTTGCATGAATTTCATCCCATGAATCGGGCGCAATGTTTTGCAATACGCATAAATAATACAGTTTGATACTATTCATTGTAATCGCCGTAATTCCTTCGGAAAAGTAATTCGACATATGATATCGTTCGTCGATCGCATTTTCGGTCTGACTTACCTTGAGTAGGAAACGAGTAATTTCAACTAGGTCAAAATACCGTAGCATGGTCTTATTCTTGATACAGTGTTCCACACAAGCCTGTAAATCCGAATAATCGCGATATAATAGATGAGGAACGACCGACTTACCCTCACTATTCAATACCGCAATCGATTTCCGACAATCATAACTCGAAATGGTTTCTACAACGGCGTTTTGAAATCTTGACCTATAATTACTCAATGCATCTCCGATTTCATCTTCATGCGGCAGTGTTGCACAAGACAACACCATTTTTGATACTACATTTTCACGCCAAACGGTGTTTATCGTTTGATGCAAAGGATGGTCATCGTAATCCATCGAAATTGTAGGTTCGTCCCAATATGTGATTATATCGACATCTGGTGCAGCACCTGACTGACCATAGTATGGACTGAATGCGATCATATATCGCATCGCAATCAAATATGACTGCACATCACAAATCATAATTTCGACCTTATCTCCTACGCTATTGTCTACATGACCGATACCACCTGAACGTCGATGCGTTGTGTATACAGATGCAGAGTAGTAGTGTAGACGAATATCATCGGGGGTATCACATCCGAATGCAATAGCAATACGCTTGTTCATCGAAACAGCCGCTTTTGCTAGAGCAAGACCTACATGACGAGCAGCACAGATAAATATGATACGATGTCCTTGAGACAAACCCAATGGGGTCAATGTCTTACCTGTTCCGGTAGGGGCTGTATACAAAACTAGTTTGGGTGGGATTTTAGACATCGCCTCCAATTTCGTTGGACTAGACTCTTCATCATAGTGAAACGCTGCGAAGATTTGCTTCTGATGCTCGAATAACGTCTTGTCTTCGTATTTCATCAAATGAGGGTTTTTCTCGATAAACTGGTAAGACTGTGTAAGAACGTCGTTCATTTTCAATGTATGAATCGTATTACGAATTACACGGTCTACAAACTGTATAACATACGGGTTGACGTCAGGAATCGATGACTTCTTCAATTGTAAAATCGTATACAAATAAAATGCATATTTGTCGTTGTGCGAATGGATTGATTTCAAAATTTCACAACAGAAGTTCATGAGTGTATATTCGAAAATGTTTTCACGATGGGTATCCATTCTCTTGTTGATTGAGTCTATACGGATTAATTCGCCGGTTTTCAACTGGTGCTTCTTCTGTTTCTTGGACTTCTTCTCACCACCCTTACCTTTTTTTTCTGAAACGACTTCGTCAGTTAATATACCGGGATATTTGACGAGTAACTCGGTAATCGTCTTTTCGAAATATTCTTGGAATAAATATTCATGGACACCTTTAATCGTGTTTTCCAACTTCATTATTTTTAACATAGACTGGTTGTCGTTGCGACGCATGTTAAGTTCTTTATACCCATCAATAATCATCCTAAGAATAGGTTTTTCATTGTCGGACACCGAAACCTCAATATTCGTCCATTCCGCCTTGGTGAGTTTTTTTTGCGTTAAGTCCATTGTTATTGTTGTTGATTAGTATAATTTACCTTTGATGCTTTATATTGGTTATTCTAGTTAACGAATCAATTTTATATAATTTTTGCATAAGATATAAACAGTGTATTTTATATGAATATAATGCCTATTTTCACTACATTATTCAATTTCGTTATGACGATTGTAGCAAAGTATAACATCGACGAATCGCATGGATTATCCCATTCGTTTAATGTATTGATGCAAGCGAATAGCATATATGAAAGCGAGGTTCTGACGTCTCCCGAATTGGAACAATATGAAAAAATTATTTATATAGCAGCGATTATTCACGACATGTGCGATAACAAATATATGGATTCGGTCGCTGGATTAAACACGATTATTGATTTTTTATCAACAGACGATTCATTCAACCTCTCTATAAACGATACAGATGCGATTCGAGATATCGTGAATACAATGTCTTATTCCAAGGTGAAACAATACGGTTTTCCAGATCTTGGTGAATATCAGCGAGCATATCATATTGTAAGAGAGGCTGATCTATTGTGTGCATATGACTTTGACCGTTGTATGATTTATCATATGCATACACATAACACGGGTATAGATTGCGCGTTTAACGATTCACTTAACTTATTCAATATACGTGTGTTCCAACATAACAACGACGGATTATTTATAACCGATTTTTCGAAGAATTTTTCACAAACGTTAGAATTCGAATCTCATTCGCGCATAGCCCACTGGCAAAAACTATTGCGGTTAACATAGTGACTAATTTTCAATTCGATGTACTTGAAAAATACCAGTCGGTTTGTATTTTAATAAATCAAGAGTGTTTGTAGTCGTCGGAAATTCATTTGTCCCATACGTTTCTTGTAACAACATCCATTCAAACATCCCACCGTTATATATATATATATCTTTGAACCCGAGTTCCGTTAATTGTTGTTCTTTATTATTAACCGACGCATCGGTTGCATTTTTTCCGTATAAAATAACTATGGGGTATTTTGTAGATGATAAATTCAAATATTCATTTATTGTTTTCTCTTCAATATCATAACGTAATGTTCCGTTGATTAAACAATTCTGCATATCAGTTGGTAACGTATTTATTATAACATAATTGTGCGGATATTTCAAGGCGTATAATATATCTTCGAATCCGATTGTTCGAATTGTTTGTTTTTTAAACCAACTGAACATTTTATACTATTATTGCGTTATCAATACACGCCACTTATGTATAAACCATTTTTACACATAAGTATTTATCACCGGTATCTGATCCACTGTGATTTTATACCAGCGAATATTTACGCCCTTGAAGATTTACTCAAAGGTCAGATACCGGTAAGGAAATGGTAATCGGACAACAAAGTTGTTCCGATTTATATTTCCAACGGTATAAATCCGCACAGCGGATTCAAACTTCCTGTTAAGTCTCATTTAGAAATCGAGAGTTCCTTTGTAAATGTAAAAAAATTGATTTTAAATATACAACTGGAGTGTATAGTATATTACAAGACTACCTCATAGTAAAATGACGACAGCATCAAGTAAAGGAACCCACTTTATCAAGTTGTGCGACTGGATTCCTATCGATAAACTGGATTGGTATAGGTTGTCTGGAAATCCAAATGCTATTCCTATTTTAGAACGACGTTTGGATAAAGTTCATTGGGTTGCGTTATCTTCCAATCCAAATGCGATTCCTATTTTAGAAAAAAACATGGATAAAGTGGTTTGGGATAGGTTGTCTGAAAATCCAAATGCGATTCCTATTTTGGAAAAAAACTTGGATAAAGTTAATTGGTATCGGTTGTCTTTGAATCCAAATGCGATTGCTATTTTGGAAAAAAACTTGGAGAAAGTTGATTGGATGTGGTTGTCTTCCAATCCAAATGCGATTCCTATTTTGGAAAAAAACTTTGATAAAGTTAGTTGGTGCTGGTTGTCTTCCAATCCAAATGCGATTCCTATTTTGGAACAAAACTTGGAGAAAGTGGATTGGGATTGGTTGTCTGAAAATCCAAATGCGATTCATATATTAGAAAAAAATCTGGATAAAGTGAATTGGGAAAAGTTATCTAAAAATCCAAATGCGATTCATATGTTGGAAAAAAACTTGGATAGAGTGGATTGGAATTATTTGTCTCAAAATACAAGTCCAAATGCGATTCCTATTCTGGAACAAAACATGGATAACGTTAATTGGTATGAATTGTCTAGAAATCCAAATGCGATTCCTATTTTGGAAAAAAACTTGGAGAAAGTGGATTGGGATTGGTTGTCTTCCAATCCAAATGCGATTCCTATTTTGGAAAAAAATCTGGATAAAGTGAATTGGGAGTATTTGTCTTTCAATCCAAATGCGATTCATCTTTTGGAAAAAAACTTGGAGAAAGTGAATTGGTATCATTTGTCTCAAAATCCAAATATATTTGGATACGATTACAAGGCTATAAAAGATAAAATGTTTAATAATGGTGGGATTATGGAAGACTTGATGAAAAACCGGTTTCATCCAAGAAATATTCGCAAATGGAAAGGGTGGGGGCAATGTGATGTTTGTGATGACTTGGTTGATGATGATGATGATTGGGATGATGAAGAATGGTTGAAACATTAAACCATTGGTATTTTAAAAACGGCGTTTTTTCAATATATTTTTTCATAGTATATATACTGAATGCCCTCACGTAAAATCGATGATTATAAGATTACATCAGTTAAGTCTCATTTAGAAAACGAGAGTTCCTTTGTAAATACATGTAATTGTGTAAAAATTGATTCTAAATATACATTTGGAATGTATAGTATATTACAAGACTACCTCATAGTAAAATGACGACAGCATCTAATACAGGAATCCACTTTATGAAGTTGTGCGACTGGATTCCTATCGATAAACTGGATTGGTCTAGATTGTCTCGAAATACAAGTCCAAATGCGAACCCTATTCTGGAAAAAAACTTGGATAAAGTGGTTTGGTATGAATTGTCTTCCAATCCAAATGCGATTCATATTTTAGAAAAAAACTTGGATAAAGTTAATTGGTATCATTTGTCTCAAAATCCCAATGCGATTCATATGTTGGAAAAAAACTTGGATAAAGTTAATTGGTATCATTTGTCTCAAAATCCCAATGCAATTCATATTTTAGAAAAAAACTTGGATAAAGTGGATTGGTATGGTTTGTCTATGAATCCAAATGCGATTCATCTTTTGGAAAAAAACCTGGATAGAGTGGATTGGTATGTGTTGTCTGGTAATCCAAATGCGATTCCTATTTTGGAGAAAAACTTGGATAAAGTTATTTGGTATTGGTTGTCTGAAAATCCAAATGCGATTCCTATTCTGGAACAAAACATGGATAAAATTAATTGGTATACATTGTCTTCCAATCCAAATGCGATTCCTATTCTGGAAAAAAACTTGGAGAAAGTTGATTGGGAGTATTTGTCTTTCAATCCAAATGCTATTCATATGTTGGAAAAAAACTTGGATAAAGTGAATTGGACCAGGTTGTCTCAAAATCCAAATATATTTGGATACGATTACAAGGCTATGAAAGATAAAATGTTTAGTAATGGTGGGATTAAGGAAGACTTGGTGAAAAACCGATTTCATCCAAGAAATATTCGCAAATGGAAAGGGTGGGAGCAATGTGATGTTTGTGATGACTTGGTTGATGATGATGATGATTGGGATGATGAAGAATGGTTGAAACATTAAACCATTGGTATTTATACCGCTGGACATTTGAATTGGACGCCCATTGGGGGCGTCATTACAAATTCCAGAGCGGTATCTGGTTGTCGGACAAGCAAAAATGTCCCATTTTGAATGTCCGACGGTCTAAATCTTCAAGGGTGTAAATTACCAAGGGTTTAATCAACCGAATAATTGTCGTCGGGAATATCACTTATATCGCTTTCAATGTCCTCGGTATTGTTCGTTTCATAACCTTGGACTGGTATAGATGGTATCGGGTTACTGGTTGTAGGTGCTACCTGATTGCGCATTTCATGATTGACCAAGTTCATAGACATATCAAATCCATATTCACCCACAGTCAATCCGTTTACCCATGATTGCATAACATCGTTTAACGATTGTGTTAGATTATTATCAATTGGACTCGTATTCGGAACTGGTATTGTGTTGGGTATGTTATTAGACATATCCGTAGGATTGGCTCTCAAATTATATCTACACATTGGGCAACTACTACTTCTATCGAACCAACGCATCAATGCACGACGCTTGAATATATGCCCACACCCATTTATTTTACATATTACGTCACCGATTTGAAATGTATCAAGTGAAATTGGACATCTATTTCCACTTATATCGACCGACATATCATCAGTATACCCGTATGTAGTTGTATATGAAGCAACTTCAGTTATAGTTAATGGAGCAGGGGCAGCATTTTCTGTATCTTCTGCGTTTTGTTGAAACATATATGAAAACAACCAAGTATTATCGTTTAATGCATCACTTGGTGAATATTGACGTGATACAGAAGGTCTAGTGCGTACAGCTGGTCTAGTTGAAGCTGCATGTCTAGTTGAAGCGACAGGTCTAGTTGAAGCAGCAGGTCTAGTTGAAGCGGCAGGTCTAGTTGAAGATATAGGTCTAATTGAAGATATAGGTCTATGTTCATATAATGGTGACGATGTAGGTGCAATTGTATTTTGCGAACCTTGCAACAAACCGATTAAATGTCCAATATTCGCATTGTAGTCAGTCATATTTCGATTGTACATAACCATCATATCATATAGTGTATCCAATTGACGATTTTGCAATCGATTCGACATATATGTAGGTGCAGGTATGGGTGCAGGTATGGGTATAGATGCATGTATGGGTATAGATGCTGGTATGGGTATAGATGCTGGTATGGGTATAGGTATGGGTGCAGGTATGGGTATGGGTGCATGCACAGGTATAGATGCGGGTATGGGTGCAGATGGGTTTAACATATTTAATATACCATCTTCAAATGCACGAGACATTCGGGCAATTGCGTCATTGTCCATAGAAGTAATAATACAATATAAAGATTACGCTCTATATAGTTTAAACTATATAGAGCTATGATAAATCGTGCAGATAAAGGTGATGGACGAACCGGACTAGTTAATTTAGGGAATACATGTTTTTTAAATTCATGTATGCAAGCATTGAGCCATACATATGAATTAAACGACGTGTTTCGTTCTAGTAAATTTGAACGCGCGTTACAAAATTCTTCCCCAGACAATAATCTAGTTACCGAATGGATTCATCTACGGAATATTATGTGGTCACAAAATGGTGTTGTATCGCCAAATAGATTTGTTCATAATGTGCAACAGGTTGCTGAAAGTAAAGACCGTGATTTATTTACAGGTTGGGCACAAAACGATTTGCCCGAATTTTTGTTGTTTTTTATTGACTGTATGCACAATACAGTATCGCGACCTGTGAATATGACTATAAATGGGAATGTAAAAAATTCAACAGACAAACTCGCAACCGCATGTTATAAAATGTTACAGAATTCCTATTCTAGAGAGTATTCTGAAATTATGGAAATGTTCTATGGTATCTATGTGTCTGAATTGTCCTCAAAAAATGATTCGGTTGTTCATTCAATCAATCCCGAAAACTATTTTATCCTGGATTTAGAGATTCCAAAACACAATGCATCTTTGTATGATTGTTTTGATGCTTTTACTGCACATGAAGTAATGGAGGGTGATAATGCATGGTATAACGAAAAGACGAAGAAACGCGAGGATGTTCGTAAACGAATTACGTTTTGGAATTTTCCTAAAATTTTGGTTATTACTTTGAAACGCTTTTCCGCAGATGGGGGTAAGAAGCGACAAGACCTTGTAGATTTCCCATTGGAAGAGTTGAATTTGTCGAAATATGTTAGCGGTTATAATGGGAAACAATACGTGTATGATTTATACGCCGTATGTAACCATTCTGGTGGGACATCGGGTGGACATTATACCTCTTACGTAAAAGCATGGGATGGTGAATGGATTCACTACAATGATACACATGTCGAACGCAATATAAAGGTTAATAAAGTTGTATCGACAAAGGCATATTGTATGTTTTATCGTAAGCGATAATATAATATGGGCGCTTTGAAACATTTAGCATTCCTCAAGTGTATAAAATATATCCTTTTTATATACAGAAATAGTAATAATGGGAAATGATTTATCTACCTTTTTTTCTAGATTTTTTTCTAGCTTAGAAAATGATATAGGTATTAGTCCAAGCACTGCTCCATCCGCAACATATACAATTTCACCTGCACCTGGTATAACCAGTCAGAATACTACTGTTGCAGCGACAACATCGTCGCCAGCGGCGACTTGTAGTAATAATTCCACTACAACAACGACAACTAGCACATCACCGAGTGCTAGTGTTCCGTTCACGGGTGCAAGTGATAGTAACGTCACACAGATTCGCGATGAGATATTCAATGCTTCCACATTTTCTATCTTGTTTTGGATTGTTTCAATGTATATCGTCTATAGATTGGGATCAGCTATATTCGCGTCACGTGACTCGAGTAACGCATCCAGTTCTCAGTTAAGTTATAGTAGAACGATTGATATTATTTTAGGAGTTAGTCTATTATTGTATATATTTTACGCGTATTCCAGTCTTACTGCATCTGACCAAGACAATATTTTAGGGCATTTCATATCTTGGATCCAGTCTTTTTTCGATGATCCATGGGCTTTATTTGATTTAATATGGTTTACTATCATCTTTTTTGCACTTGTGTATATTTTAAAGGTTCCCATGACTCCGGGAGCAAGTCCAGTTTTAGTTCATTTGGTAGAAAACAATATATGGATCCTTTACGCAACGTTTGGTATCATTTATTTTTTCAAATATGTTCTTGGAATTCCAATTGTTAGTTTACTTTTCAATAATGTTTTTATGAATTATTTGAAAAATTCACAGCCTTCGACATCATCCATTTACAATTCTCTTTCAAATGATTTATCTAATAATGATTCGACTACTACTACTACCACAACTACAACCGGTAGTCCCGCACCATGCGATGGAGACAATCAAGTGTTCAACGTATCCAATAATCTATACACATATGAGGAAGCCCAATCTGTATGTAACGCATTCGATTCTTCCTTGGCGACATATGATCAAGTTGAGTCTTCGTATAATTCTGGTGGCGAATGGTGTAATTATGGATGGTCTGAAGGGCAGATGGCGTATTTCCCAACACAAAAATCAACCTGGTCGAAATTGCAACAAAATTCTAAAACAAAAAATTCATGTGGTCGACCCGGCGTAAATGGTGGTTATATTGGTAATCCATATGTTCGATTCGGGGCGAATTGTTATGGTGTGAAACCGAAGCAACCCGATAACTGGATACCTCCATCGTCTGAACAGCCTTTGGATATAGTCATCGAAGAAGAAGACCAAACTACAAAGTTGCGTAACAGTGTTAATATTAGTAGTTTTAATACAAATGATTGGTCAAAGTATTAGGGTATTTTACCCAAACGCTAAATCGTGTAAAATTGATTTTATGTAGGATTCATAATTGTTATTAAAACACTTACGAATTATGGTAGATCCATTTATTATTCTAACCCGGTATCTATATATAAAAGATGATGTGTGGGCATCTATCATGATGTCCGTTTTGAATAAGGATATCGACCAAACCATGTTTTGGGTATGTGAAATGTATCACTCTGGACACCAAGAGGCACTTTCCGAATATTTAATCGTTCTATACGAGGAGTTCTTTCGCACGAAAAATCCACGTCTTGAATCATTTCTAAAGAAGTTGTCTACGAAAATCACAGACGGTTCACATATAGCTGCGACAATGGCTATGAATTTGGTATCCAAACCCCGCAAGTTCACAGTTAGCGATTTTGATGTTCCTAAAACGGATTGCGAATTAGACCCAGACCATGTAAACGAAACGCGCGTGTTTATTCACGTCTTACCTGATGCTGTCGTTAAATATAATACCATTTATATGGATGATAGTGATGCTCGGAATATTTTACAAAAAGCTTGTCTGTATTCATCGTGTAAAAATATGATGAAATTAATACGTTATGAGAGCATTTCACTTGATATCCCAAAATTGCAAGAGTATCATCGCACTGACCATCACTGGCTCTATTTCGCGTCATTCTCACCCATTTGGGGTGAGCGAATTGTTGAATACAATGGGACGATTAACCATGATACGTTTCGCGTGGATTTTCTAGACGATGATGATATGGAAGAGTTTTATCAAGAATATGGATATGAACCAGACGAACAAGATCGTTCGGTATGTGAAAAAATTATGCATAATAACATCGAATCGCAAATAACAATGAAAGGGTTTTGTTGTATGTTCAATAAAACAAAAACCGTGCGAGTAAAGAAGCAGGGAACTCGTGGGTCCATCCTTAACCAGGAACAATTTATTTCTTAGACTTTGATTTGTTGTTCTTCTTAGGTTTTCGTTCTTTATTAGTAACCCTTTTTTTTGATGTTTCTTTATGTGCTGCGACTAAATCGTATAGTCTGTCGAACATTTCATCTGATATTACGGGCGTTTCATCATCTTGAATGAATGTGTGTTCAGACATATTCGGTTTGATTTGCAATACAAACATTGGAATTCCTAAATCGCGAAATCGTTCATGTTGACTCGGTATGTTTCCATGCACCTGTCTAGCATTTTCATCATATTCGGGATTACTCACAATTTCGGTATGGCGAATCGCATTTTGAGATGGGTATATACATTTCCCACCTGAACAATATGTAGGATATCCTTCTTGCGAAATCATATGATATACACTATGTATAGATACTTGCACGTTTGCTAACGTGAATATGTTCGTTTTAAATCGTTCGAACTTTTCACTTCACGTTGTTCTTTTAAATAATTGATCACAAAACTTACCTGTTGTGGGTCATTCATTATCTTCCCTAAATGTTGCTCCAAAAATCCAAATGTAAGTTGCGAATAATCCTTTTTTTCGTATATTTTGATATCACCGTCCGGTAGAATAATTTTTCGCTTCGAAATACCAGCCGTCTCCATATCTATGCATATTTCGCCCGATAATCTTGCACGTTCGTCGCGCATGGTCTTTGTTTTTTCGTTGATTAGTTTTAATTGGGTATCGAGTTGAACCCATCGTTTCAATTTATTCGTTACATTATCCCGAGACACCACCAGTTGTTCATTTTCGGAATTCATTTATATGTAAACTGGCGAGTATTTATACCTGGATGCACCGAATTACACTGACCGGAAAACGGCATCTAATTCGGGTATACTACCTTCGTCAAATTTTCCAATGCAGTTTACCCGTGTAATCGTCAACGAATTAACTTGTTTCACTTCATATTCTGTCTGCAAATCATTAATTCGCAAAGTATAAGATAAATATATCGAGTGTTGGTTGATATTGCAAATAATTATATTCAAATATACACCAGTATAACTACTTACATAATAATTTATATTTACTACTTCATTATTGCATAACATATTATTGATTGTTTGAACTAGACGGAATTTTGTATCCTTATACTGAATATTCTTTATCGATTTGGTTAGTCTCATACAATCGTTTGAATATTTCTTCAACTGGTCATTTGTAAACGGAACCGCCAAACCAGGTGTATCATTTTTCAGATGTATATATTTTAACAAATAATGACATACACAATCAGATAATCGTCGGATTGGGGAGGTAAAATGGCTATATTCAGAAGCACCCACCAAATCATGAGAACTTACGGTTGATATATATTCGGCTTTGATACCATTTACGATAATTTCGTTTAATAGTTCCTGTCCAGATATTCCCGAATATACAGTATCTAACCAATCTTTTGCAGAACAAATACGATATAGCCCACTGCCTTCGAAATTGATCTTTAAATATTCACCTATAAATGAATTCGCAAATATCGCAAATTCAGCTATCATCTGTTTCATCGATATTTCCGTAACGGAATCCAAATGCAAATGTGAAGTATCGTTCTGATTATCATACTTTGGATAAGAGTTTGATATTTCATTTAGAACAACTCCTCTTGTTTTTCCACTCCTTAGTTCCTGTAATGATTTACTTATTTTCAACCCATTCGATATGGTAGTGTTAGAATCTACTGATTTACCGGCGACGGCGTAACTTAATGCGTTGTTTTGTGAAACCTTTACTTTAGTGAATAATAATTTAACTTTACCGATAGGTTGGTATGATTCTTTATTGATTTCCGTCAATATAGTTATTGCGAATTTTATATCTCCATATTGGTTCACCATTAAACTTGATTTCTCCATTATTTCAGAAGGCATCATATGTATCGGCTTTTTATTGGAAGGATATCGTGTTACGACGTTTTTTTCAATGTCTTTCCATAAAGACGATTCCGGGTTTATGTGTTCAGTTGGATCAGCTATATGAATAGCTAACAATAATCGGTTATCCTCTTCGTATATACTAAATGCGTCATCTGCATCTTCACATCCATCTGGATCAATACTATACGTAGATTGATTCGTCATATCTACACGGTCGTGTATATTATATTCGGAAGGGAGCATATTGTCTTGTAATAATACTTCATCCGCTTCAATATTTCGTTTTACACCATACATCGGTTCGACCATCTTATCATAATTACTATTATATGTATTCATATCTAATAGTATTGTTGATATAACTCTAAGCGTTTTGCGAATATACATAATCTATCGTTTGTGTAACATATAAACCACCTAGATGATTTAGCACTCGAATCAGTAACAGCAAATTCACCAAAATGATAAATGTTACGACAACTATATATATACATAGAAACCACATATATGGATATGCCTCATTGTAAATAATGTCACTAATAGGTTGGACTATCTCACGTAGATTTTTCCGAGTATCTTCACTTCGAAGCAATTCAATACAACTATCACGAATCGACTTCATATCAAATAATGTTTTTACATATAAGTAGATAGAACAATGAATATTTTAACGTAAACGCGTAATGTCGCATGTAAAGAAATCTGCGATAAAATTATTATAGTCACGCCCGATGAATGGTATTCACGAAGTAAACGGTTCATTTGCATTTGACGATTTGATATTATCTCCACCAAGTGTTATCACTGGAGGTAACCATTTTATCAAATATTCTATGAAAAAATCGATGCTCTATATCAGAACACCTAAATGTGCTACAAAGGGGGCTATCTCTAAAACGAGTAAGCGTTCCTATTGCGATTTACTATTTTCAAACCAAGATATTGAATTAATCAAATGGATGGAAGATTTAGAAGCACATACATGCAAACAAATTTATGAAAATCGTGAAAAATGGTTTGAAACTGATATGGAATTGTCCGACATTGAAAATTATTTCGCATCACCTTTGAAAAGTTACAAGTCTGGTAAATTTCATTTAGTCAGAACGAATATTCCAACACGTTTAGGTAAAATGAACTTGAAAATTTATAACGAACATGAAGAAGAAATTGACCCCGATACGATTACAGAAAATACAAATATTGAGACTATTTTAGAGGTTCAAGGTGTGAAATGTTCCGCGCGCAGTTTTCAAATTGAATTTGAAGTGAAACAAATGTTGATCTTGTCGGACGTTGATATGTTCGATAAATGTATTTTACTGAAAAAATGTGAATCTGAACAAAATACTATATCGACCGAAGATGTTCCTTCTTTAGAAGATGTGCAAAAAGAGGATGAATCACTCCCACCTGATGAAACCAAGATCGATGTTTTGGAACATCCAGAAATGCCGGATCTTCACGCGAATACAGACACCGCGGATTTGAATCTATTTAGTGATTTACAGGAATTTGAAATTGATATGAATTTAGAAAATGATTTCCAATCTGAACCATTTCAAATCAAGGCGAGAAATGACGTATATTATGAATTATACAAGGAAGCGCGAAAGAAGGCACGTATCTCTAGAAATATGGCTTTGCAATCTTATTTAGACGCAAAGGAAATTAAGACGAAATATGATTTAGATGATATTGAAAGTGACGAGGAAGATACATTTTATAATACGATTTTACAATCTGAAGCCACTACCCGATAATTTATGATATATATTTAGTAAAAAGTACTAATTTATCCGTTGTCGCTAAAAATTTTATCCATTGTTTATATAAAAGAAATGTTTAAAAGTCTAACTAGTTTCGTCCAATCTGAAAATGCTAAGTGGATTTTCGTAGCCGTCGTTGTTTGTATTATGGCTTATTCCATCATGTCTTATTCTAATGGTAAGGATTTGATCATGGACAACTACACCGGTATGAGTGCCCAGCCTTCCGTTGGTTCAGAGGTTGCTCAAGGTCCTCAACTTGCTCCTTCTAATTTCGGAGACGCTACTGACCAGACCACGGATGTGTCTAATTATCAATCCGCCCCTACCGCAAATCCTGACCAACTTCTTCCCAAGGATGAGAACAGCAAGTGGGGTGATATGAACCCCGTTAGCACTTCCGAGGGTGCACAAGTGCCTGACCTTTTGAACGCTGTGTCTCGTGTTGGTATTGATACCATCGGTCAAACCATGCGTAATGCTAACTTGCAGCTTCGTTCTGACCCCACCATTCAAAAGCAAAATGTTGGTCCATGGAACAACAGCACATTTGAACCAGACCTTGCTCGCGTTCCTCTTGAGCTCGGTTGCAGAAGTTAATAACTTGTGGGTTCAACGATTTAGACATTTTTTTGCTCGATTCTGATTTTATGATTGTAATATATATAATCATAAATCACAAATGGATAAAACCGATTGTTTTATATACATATTGATTTTAGGTATTCTTGGAATTTGTCTATATATGTATTTCGATTCAGACGCGTTTCAGTTAAAATGTATTGTATCAACCGTTGATGGAAACAAATATTGTGTGCGTGAACGTGAAAAATTACAAGAAGCTGCTGATATGCTAGCACGCATCACAGTGAAATGCAAGGAACTCGTCGAATATACAAATGAACATCATGGCGACAAGGAAAACGTCAAACGTCTAGTTGAGGGATACAATCCTCAACGCGTTATGGAAACACTTCCAACCAGTGAATTTACTGCATTTAGTGAAAATAAAGGAGAGAAATTGGCGTTCTGTCTCAATAAGAAACGTGAAGGTGTTTCAAATATGATTGATGAACATACATTGATGTTTGTCGCCATACATGAACTATCCCATGTAGCAACCAAATCAATCGGTCACAAAACCGAATTCTGGGACAATTTCAAATTTTTACTTGAGAACGCGAAAGAGGCTGGTATCCATGTTCCGACCGATTATAAAGAAAAACCTACTGAATATTGTGGTATGAATATCAAGGACAATCCGTATTACGATAATTAGAGAGAGAAACTATATATAGAGAGAGAGAAACTATATAAAGAATTGATATACACCTTTGAAGATTTAAAATGGCACGGTTAAATAAATTACAATAAATATACATAAAAATATTTAAAAATTAGATGTATGTATTTAGTAAATGGATAATAATATTGATGAGATTATACATGAGAATAATAGATTACACCCGTGAAGATTTAAAACGGAACAAAATGTCCGTAAAAAACAAGTACATATATTGTTTTTTAATACAACATAAACATAATGACATACATAAACATAATGACGGCAATTTACATAGGTGCAGGAGTTGATATTCGCCCTATTCAATTTTTAAAATACATAAAAAATTTTTATTATATTGATGGTCAACCTTTCAGTGAATTTGGAACAATGCAGGCTCAAGAATGGGAAGATGGAGTGTGGACCGGAAAATTTACGGATGGTTGTTCAAGACCAAAATTTATACCAGAATTAGATAAAAATATGACCAGTATTAATATGGAATTAATAAATACAATTGATAATCTTAGAATATATTCAGACGGAGACCAAACCGTTCATTATTATACGAATACCGCCATACCTGAACATTATGAAAAAATAAAAAATACAATACGAAATTTTGATACTTTAATTATTGCTGGACATGACCCCGACAGTCTATTTTTAGATGCTACGAGAAACAAAATACATTTTATAGGTTTTGAAGGTACTGTATATCATAATGAAGATGAAGGCGGACCCGCCGAACCAAATGGTATTACTAACCGATTACATATTAAAGAAATAATGAATAGATTTGAAAAATATACATAATAACGGCACGCATTTATCATTTGATGATTGGAAATCATATTACGATCATTATCTTACTTTATTATACACCCTTGAAGATTTAAAACGGAACAAACTGTCCGTATAACAATCGGTTTTCTATTCATTATCATAACCGTATGTGATTATGATAATGAAGTTTGAGACAAATAATCCCAACTAACTTTATACATTTTGTTCCGTTTTAAATCTTCAAGTGTGTAAGTGTATTTACTTAATGTATTTTGTGTAAGTGCGTTTTTTTCTTTTTGGTGCTTTTTTTTTGGTTTGTTTCTTCGGTTTCTTAGTAGATTTCTTGGATTTGCGTTTATTGGATTTGCGTTTCTTGGTTTTTCTTCCTTTCCATTTTCCTCCTTCTGTCTGTGGCTCACCGATATTTTCGTTGATCCATTTTTGTGTTACTTGTTTTCTGGAAAACGGATTTGTTTGGTTTATTTTAAACCATTCTCTTAATGATATACGATTATAACATATGGTTGGTTGTTCAGGAAATTTTACTGCATCTGCTATATATATCTCGTCATATAAAATAGGATCAATCGGGGTTGTGTCCCCATCTGCTATACTACATTTATCATATTCTACTTGAGACATAATCTGAGGCGGAGGCGGAGCTTGACCTGGTTTTCGATGTGTGTATCCACTATAGAACATTTGTTCCATACTGGTCCCATTCGATACGTCCCAACCGCTTATATCTTGGTTAAAAGCACGAGCTTCATAGAACATCCATCTCATATCGGTCACATTCGATACGTCCCAACCGCTTATATCTTGGTTAAAAGCACGAGCCTCAAAAAACATTTCTTGCATCATGGTCACATTCGAGACGTCCCAACCGCTTATATCTTGGTTAAATACATAAGCCTCAAAAAACATTTCTTGCATCATGGTCACATTCGAGACGTCCCAACCGCTTATATCTTGGTTAAAAGCACGAGCGTTTTGAAACATAGACCTCATATCGGTCACTTTCGAGACGACCCATTCGCTAATATCTTGGTTAAAAGCATAAGCCTTTGCAAACATAAGACGCATATTGGTCACTTTCGAGACGTCCCAACCACGAATATCGTCATTAAAATTGTGTTTATCGTGAAATAATCCAGTCATATCCGTGATATTTGACGTATCCCATTCTGAAATATTTCCTAAAACTCCTCTATTATTTGTCGTCCATTGATCTACCGCATCTTTTAATTGTTTTTTTGTAGTTGGTGTAAATACCATCGTTATATATATTATTTATAAAAAAAGTGGTGGATTTGGATTATACCTTTTATGTTTTTGTTTACACCCTTGAAGATTTACACCCTTGAAGAATTAAATCCGCATAGCGGATTCATTCTTCAAGTAAGATACCAGTAATGATTTGAAATCAAGCACCTCGCAGAGGTGCGGTTTTAAATCTTCACCGGTATAAATTTAAAACCGCACATTTATAATTAAATATTATATCATATTAGTACATGGTAGTTAAATCTAATGATAAAATAGTTTATGGTTCGTGGAAAGATGGAAGTGATATCTATAAAGAAAAAAAAGGATATTATATAATACAATGGAACCCAAAAACAGAAATGAGTTATAAAAAGTATTTAGCAAAATCGTGGAAACCTAAAGTAAATAAAACAAAAAAAATAATAAAAAAAAAAATAAAAACTAAAACCCAGAAATCATTTTGGAATATTTTTAATTTATAAAATATAGAAAATAATTTGGGGGGTGCCATTTTAAATCTTCAAAGGTGTATATACTGAATGCCCTCACATAAAAGCGAAGTCCCACAACACGCGGATTAGCCCTCCATACACTTGTCTACATATTATTGGTTCGCGGTTCTATGGACTTGAATATATTCACATAACAATTATTGTATACCATTTAACTAATTTATTTTACTATATTGAGAACATTGACATAAATCATCAAAAAATACCCTTAATTTCATGATTTATTGTTTGATGATTTATTGATACAATTCGTATTTTACAGGAAGATATATATATATGTGATAATGGTGAATATGAATTATTTATGTAACTTAATTCACACAAATAAAAAAGACCATATATACAGCCTTTTTTATTTTTATTTTTTGACTTGTTACAACTCAAATGTAATTCTACTATACCTAACAATATGATTATACTCTATCGCTAAGTTCACTCTAGTGTTGTCGTCATATTTTCTTATGGTTGCTGCTCCTTTTATATGTGTAAGAATTTCGCAGTCACTTAATCCATACATGTCTGAGTAATGTACTTCTATATCGCTCGTCCAATCTGGACCTTCTCCGGACCATCCAAGCTCTTGATTTGTCATTGTAAAATTTACAAGTGGACCTAAATCTCGTTTATTATGAGACCTATATGTGGCAACCGCTAATACTTTACCATTTGATTTACTTTTAACAAACCATAATCTATCCCCGATTTTAACATTTTTAAGAAAGTGTTTGTTCGATGGGGATGTTGACTGAATTCCCCAAATTCTGTATTGAGAAGAATTGATGAAGTTTTCTCCATCACCAACTCTTAAAAGCCATTCGGTAGTCATTTTAACGTCAATCCGTTAATAGTGTTATTTATGTGTTTATTATTACTTACATAAAGTTTTTCAATTTTCTATTACTTTATCGGTGTGTCGCGTTCTCCAAATTACTTTTGTATTCAATTGTTTTGTCTAAACCTATAATATATATATGTTTAGTCTAGGCGGTGGAAGACCAGCGTTGAGTGATGAAGAAAAGGCAAGAAGAGCTTTACTTAAAGAATCTGAAAAGGCAGAAAAGGATTTAGCTAAAGTAAAGGAAAAGGCAGAAAAGGATTTAGCTAAAGTAAAGGAAAAGGCAGAAAAAGAGCTGGCGGCAGAAGTGACAAAGGCAGAAAAAAAGTTGACTGCGGCACAGGTAAAGGCAAACAAGAGAGATGCTAATGCAAAGAAACCGGCAGAAAATGAAGCCGCAGTTATAACAGCAAGTAATGAGTTGGAAAACATCAAGAAGATGCAAAGACAATATGAAAATAGTGCTTCGAATGAACGCAAGAACGAAGACGACGCGACAAGGGCACGTATGGATGCTGAGTCAAAGGCACGCGCGGATGCTGCGGCAAAGGAACGTATGGATGCTGATGCAAGGGCACGCACAGAGGCGAAGGCACGCGCAGATGCCGCGGCACGCGCAGAGGCGGATGCTAAAGCACGCGCTAAGGCGGACGCGGATTCTAAGGCACGCGCAGAGGCGGATGCTAAGGCACGCGCTAAGGCGGACGCGGATTCTAAGGCACGCGCAGAGGCGGATGCTAAGGCACGCGCTAAAGCGGATGCAGATGCTAAGGCACGCGCAGATGCAGATGCTAAGGCACGCGCACAGGCGGATGCAGATGCTAAGGCACGCGCAGATGCAGATGCTAAGGCACGCGCACAGGCGGATGCAGATGCTAAGGCACGCGCCGAGGCGGAGGCTAAGGCTGACGACGAGAATTTGAACGAATACGAAAAGCGACAAAAAGCGTGGGATGATGAATTGAACGTATTGTCAGCCCAGTTAAATCCGGTAACAATGGAATCAATACAAGCGCATCTTGACAGCATTGAGCTATTAACGACCTTAATCCAGATGAAGATGGAGGAAGAAAAAACTATGGGACTTTGGGCAAGATTGCGAGGAAAGTATAGCGATAACGTTAAAAAAATGAAGGCGGCAAGTGATAAAGCTCAACAATATGCAGACACCAAGCATAAAGAAGCCGAGGCAATTCAAAAAAAAATTGACGCGTGGCGTAGAAAAGACCCATCTCTATTTGCGACACCCGAACAACGCAACGCAGCGCGTAATAAAAAGTATGAAAGAGAGCGTAAGGAGAGAGAGAAGAATAGGGAGAAGGCGGATAATGAAAGACGGGAGAAAAATAGAGATAATTTTAATAGACAGAGACAGGAGAGAGAACCGGAGAGAGCTAAAGGGAATAATGCGGGACCGGGTACAGCTTACAAGGAATATGAAGAGAAAGCTAGACCGGGTAACGCGAAACAGTCATCTCCGAACGTTGAGACTAACGCACAGCAAGAAGCCGCGAACAAAGCCGGGAAGTGTGCCAGTTATAGAAAAGAACCTGTGTACTGTAAAACCAGAGCGGATTATCTTCGTCAAACACGCGAGTTCCATCCAGATAAAAATACAGGGTGTAAATTATCATCTGAGACTAAGTTCAAAAAGTTAACAGGTTTATGTGAGAATTACCAACAAGTTGGAGGTATAAACACTCGTAAAAAATCCAAGATGACTAGAACCAGGCATACCAGGCATACCAGGAGAACTTAAATCTAACTCAATTTATGAACGTGTATTATATTTTACCGGTTATTTTTTACTATATTGAGAACATCGACAAATAAAATCATAAAAATGTATATGTATTTTGATGATTTATTGAATAAATTTAATTCGCAAGTAGTAATTGGAAGAGCATATCGACAATTCGTGAATCACACACTCATTAACATGGATATTAGTGTAATACATACACGTTTTTGTTTACACCTCTTTACATTTCAATTGCGATTTTTTAATTTAAATATTCTTTGAGTAATATAGATATTGAGCAGGTTGAAGTTAATCCATTATACAGAGCCATACTACCAAATGCTGATACAACAATTAATGGTACAGTAGTAATTTTATTTAATAATTTTTCTTTCCTTAATTGTATACACCTTTGAACATTTAAAATGGGACAAAAATCTACGATGGTCTAACTTTTTCCACCATTGAATATAAAATTGATATCTTTTTTACATATACAAAATATTAGTAATAATTATATCATGAGTAATCATGTGAATGAAAGTCGTGTATGCGACGAGAGTGAAGTTGAAATTTCGGAAGAAGATTTAGAATATTATAAAAGCCTATGTGATAAGAATGTTAATAATGACTCTAATATTGACCTTTATTCAGAAGAAATTAAAAACATTAGTCAGGAGGATATAGATAATAGTGATAATCCTGCCGAAACCGAATTTTATTTGGAATTAATTAAAAATAGCGATAATCCATCCGAAATCGAATTTTATTTAGAATTTATTAAAAGTAGCATAAAGACAGTAAAAAATACTTGGGAAGACCATAAATGATTCTCGTGTTAAATCCAATGGCAACGTTACCGATAAATGAATTAGATGGCATGCAAAGCGTGCCACTTTAAATATTCATCGGTGTATATATATATACGTTATAATGTATATATATATAACGTATATATATATATATATACGTTATAATGAATACCGAAGAGAATTATTCTGACGGACGTATAAGGTTTGAACACGAAATTCGACACGAACGAGATATGGAACGAAAACAAAAAATACTTAGCGACCAGTTAAAAATCGATTATCCAGATATTCCATTCTATGTTCTAGAAAGGGATACATCTGGTTGGTCGTCAACCAACGACGGTCTTATACATTTTGTTCATCGTCAAACAAAAGCGGTGTATTCTTGGCATCAAAGGGATAACAAGTGGTCAATCCAAGGACAATCTGTTCCATGTGTAACTACCAAAATTTGTAACAAAGATCACCCTCCTATCAGCAATGAAATCGCTGCTATTACAAACTACATTTTACGAGATACCGTTATAACACCTGAAACCAAAAAACAATTATTGGACTATCAACGTAGTCTGTCCGGTAAACCAAATGTGGTTGGTAAACATAAAATGTATAATGGTGATATACTTCAACCATTTTCGATTCAACCACAAAATCAACATTTTCAATAATTATTTGGCGTATACCGCATCTATACTATAAAAACATAATTTTATAGTATATAATGGAGTCTGAAATTAAAGATATTAATATCCCGATTCCGATGGGGCAAGTTTATAAAACGCACATTTTGAACGAAATGGGTGATGTTGACCGCGTATTTGTATTTTGCGCCAACTTCTACACGTCTGACCATTTATCTACTATCTTTAGCGAAACCGAATTGATTCATTATAAGGAAAACGACGTCAATATTGTATTCTCGGCTCGTTTAATTCATAAGGACGATACTATTCATGAAATCAAACAAAAGATTGTTGCCGAATTGATTGATTTTCAGATGAACCACGATAAAAGTAAATATAACATTTCAGTGGACGAACTGTATTTGTTTGGTAACACCACCAAAGATTTAGATATGGTGAAGTTTTTCCAAGATGTGACGGAGGACGAGAAAATCCCTCTATCAAAAGAGCGTTTTTTCCAATATCTTACCAACATATCTGCAGATCCATATGTATTAGAGGCGAACTATAGCACAGAGAATCCTTTAGACCGCGACGTGTTTCATTACGACGATTGGATGGCGGCTGCGAAGTCGGGTGTTCGTAATATGTTTGCACCCATCGGAATGGAATTCCAAGAACAATACGACTTCAGGTTTCCATGCAACCCCTATAATAATCAAATATGGACACAACCTATCCAATACGAACAGACTATAACCAACCCAATACTAACATTTGAGAAATCGGTTCTCTTGGATTATACACAATCTACCGACATTATGGTATGTCTAGCCAAGAACGTATATGAATATGCGAATACTGTAAATATACCAAGTGACCATTTTTGTAATCTGTATTTCCCTTTTCTACAAAAACGCAATTTAACCACGATTCAACTCCTATCTGGTTCAGCCTTGGACATTGCTGAAGAAACATTAGCACAAATAGATAGTAAATCGTTTAAACGTAAGACAGAGGTGCTGGATACCTATCGTATTATTGATTGGACTCGTCGCGATAATTCTGACCTCCCATACATTGAACGTGGTATTCGAGATTTTTCACTTACATTACGAGCTAGCGATTTTTCACATGCTCTTCCTATGGACATGCTGTTTCGCAATTTACATGCGACTGAACAGACACCTTTCATCAAATACAACCCCGGCAATCGACGAGAAAATATGTATCGATTCTATTCAAAGGAAATATCAGCAGATGGTCGGAAAATACCAGCCTTGGACGAACCGCTTATCATGAGATTATCCAAGGATACCGGTAAGGGTCGCCAAATAACAGTTTATGTCCAAGGTGAATATCCAATATACATAAATATTCAGGCGAATTCTGAAATTGAAATCGCGGGGACACTGTCCACGAGTATGAGCGTAGACAATTTGGATAAAATGCTCATAGCTTCAGTTACCCCTATCATACGTCAAATGAACGATATATTAACCCCCTCCGGTTATACAGTCCGACATTTTGACGGGGTTCATGGATATCATGTTCATAAATCATCATTTACATATCAAGCAGTGTTGCAGATTGAATCAAACCTGAATATTGAACAACAATTGGGTAACATTACACCGATTTTTGATGTATTCAGCACGAACGTGTCCAAGGGGGCAAAGATGCATTTTAAACGTGTGCGCAACTATAAAGAAATGGACGCCAAGTTTACCCTTATTCGCAAAATATACGAACAAACGGCAGACGTCACACACGTTGTCCAAGGCTTAATAGACAATTTTAATATGAACGATGAAGAAGCCGTCTTGTTATATGGCGAATTTCGTTCTCAGTTCCAAGTTTTGAACAAACGAATCGTTGAAAATCCAGGGTTTCCAACCGAATTCAAAATGCGTCCACTTAAAAACGAGGTTATTGTCGAAGTCACCTCTATATCATCGCCACAATACATCGATGTTATTCATTTATATATAGATACCATACTTAGATTGTCTCAGAAACCCAAAACTGTTACATTAGCTGCACCGAAATTGAAAAACTTTAAAACCAAGACACGTAGTATAGAACATACTGAAGATATTGATGTGATCGTCGCACCTACTGAAATAAATAAAGATTCTTATAAACCTATGATGTTTGCAACTTCTATAAACGATGATGTCCAAGAAATCGCAAAAGATACACCCGCTGGTCTTGATTTTGAAGATGAATACGATTATAGTGATGTCGTAGAAGACGATAAAGATGCATCTTACGAGGAAGACAGCGACGCAGATTTTTATGGAGGGGATGGAACGCCCGATAGTGATAGTGATAGTGATGAAGAAGAGGAATACAAAGTAAACATTGACGGTATGTCTATCAAAAACCCAAGCCCATTCTATAAACGAATGCTCGAAAAAGATCCCACTTTATATATTACCGAGGAATCGAGCAAATTCCCCCTATACTCAAAGGCTTGTCCGTCCGGCGATAAACGACAACCTGTTATTTTAACCGACGAAGAGAAGAAACGTATAGACAAGACAAATCCAGGGTCGTATGGAAAGGCATTATTACACGGTTCATCTGAAGATAAGAAACATTGGTATGTATGTCCAAGATATTGGTGTCTCAAAACAAATTCCAGCATTAGTGATGCTGACGTCAAAGCCGGTAAATGTGGCGCAATCATTCCACGAGGAACTGACCGCGTCCCCCCAGGTGCCTATGTATATGAATTCAATAACCCAAAAGTCCACATGAAGGATGGGAAATATGTGCAACATGTACCAGGATTTCTTAAAAAAAACAAACATCCTGACGGACTTTGTGTTCCATGTTGTTTCAGCAAAGAATGGGACTCGAAAGACCAAAAGGGGCGCCGTGATGTATGTGAATATCAAGACCCAGATAAAAAGGAGGGTGATAATAAACCAGTTAGCGCCAAGAAAACTAGTAACAAACCAGCTCAGTCTCAGAAAATGCTTTCGTATGTTATAAGTGCTGTATCATATCCACTTCCACAAAATAGGTGGGGGTTCATGCCCGAAGCATTACAGCTATTTTTAAAATCCGATAGTTCCAAGGTAGTCGACCCACAAAATTCTGCGCTAATCTTATCTGGAGAATCTAGTTTATTGCGATATGGTGTCGAAAAATCAGACAATCAATCCTTCTTGGCTTGTTTTGCCTATTATTATGCTTACAAACACAAACTACCGACCCCCCCCACTATTGCAGAAATGAGAGGGATTTTTGTAGAATCAATCAATCTGGACATGTTTATTCAATACCACAATGGAAATCTTGTATCCATATTCCGTCCTAAAATTGTAACTCGTTCGGAAATTGAAATTGAACAATACGACGAAACCGCATTTTATAAAACGATTAAACTTGAGGACGAAACACAGGTTGATTATTTGGAAGATACAATCGCATCATACGAAAACTTCTTGAAATTTATCCAAGACGAAACCTCCGTTATCGACCACTCCTATCTTTGGGACTTTTTTGCGAATCGTAACCCCAAACTAATGCTTGATGGACTAAATCTGGTCATTTTACAGATTTCGGATAATGATATTACTGAAAAAGTTCAAATGATTTGTCCATCCAATGCTTATTCACCCGTTGAATATAATGCGCGCAAAGAAACCGTCATCTTGGTCAAACAAGAGAATTTCTATGAACCTATTCATCTGTATGAACAAATTGACCATATTGTGGTAGCTAAAACAGACAACGTGGTATATACTATGAAACGTCACGAATCACTTCGAAACCAGAAGGTAACGGATGCGAAACGAAATGTTAAATACACATTAAAACCCGGTGAAACCAAGAAAAGCGAGACAATATTCAAGAAGGCTTTTCTGGAAAATAGAGCAATCGACATAATAAAAGACATGTTAACATTGATCAAGGCAACAACTACCAAATATTGCGCACCCCTACCCAGTATGCCTCGCAAATACTCGTTTAAACGAAATATTCCAGTAATCGACGTTATCAGAATCCTAAAGTCACATCAATACCAGGTCGATTTTCAGATTTTGAATTACCGAAATAAAGTTATCGGTGTATTGGTAAGAAAACATGACGACCAATCTCACATATTCATACCATGTTTCCCTTCTGCGATTATACCAGACATGAATACCAAATATATGGATGATGAATCATTATGGATAGATTACAGGAAAACGCGAGACCGTCTTAATGAAATTTCAATCGATACAAAGGGCGCCTTATTAACAAAACCAACCATTAAGGTTGTCGATGACGGACTTGTTGTCGGTTTCTTGACCGAAACAAACCAATTTGTTCAAATAAACCCACCAACCCAACCATTGGACGAAGACGGTATCAAAGTAGTGGAACATTCGAGCAACTCCTACTCGGACGCCGACAAAACGTTGACTACCGATAATTCTGAATCAAAAACACGTCGACGCGTCATACGAAACATCAATTTAGAGACACAATTTTATAACATTTTTCGTAGTATAGTTCGCATTCAATTAAATGAATACGATAATCGCAAATTACGAAAAGAGATTGTAAATGCCGTCGATGATGCGTCCTATTCATACGCGAATAAAATGAAATTTATTGAAAAACGGCTTCATCAACTAATGGACGATAAAATAGCATTTAATGAAATAAATCCCGACAAACTACGTGGCTTGGAAACAGTAGTCATGTGTGGCGTAAATAAAGATACACAAAAATGCGAGTCTAACAATGAAACCGGTTCATCTACAAAGTTTTGCCTAACTACGGACGACGATAAATGTTTGACTATTTTCCCAAAATTGCATTTATTGAGTGGAAATGAAAACAATCGCATATATTTTGGACGTATGGTAGACGAACTTGTTCGTTATAGCCGCATACGACTTTTTATGTTCCAACCAAAAACGTATATGAATATCACCAATACCGACCTCCAGGTAAACGATAATGAACTGTTTTTATTGGAAAGTCGTCTAACGCGTGACTATTTTCGTAATATTACACCGTATAATATTGATAAATACGTGCGGAATATAGAATTCGATAATGCCCAACCCGAATTATCGCAAACATATGATAATAAAGTCACAATACAGGAACAACACGATATTATTTCGACCAAAAAATCTACAGTGGATAATGTTGACCAAATCGATAAATACATAATTGACTGTATAAAACAAACCAAGCCCAATGTTATTGGTAATACAAAGGGTTTGTGGCGAACTACATTCCCGTCCACGACAAAGGAAATGATTTTTAATAATACCGGCGAATGTAGTTTCATACCCATAATTTATGTATTTCAACAAGTATACAACTCTGAATTAGCCGTGAAACACATTAAAACTTCGTTATGGAAAGAGTATGCACGTCTCATGGAAGATTCCATAAACAAAAATAAAATATATTCCATTCTTCGAAATCAGGGGAAACGAACTATGATTGATCGGGTGAAATCGGGGCAAATTACATTTGAAGCACTCGTATTTAGCGAAGAGTATTATATAACGGATTTAGATTGGTGGGTATTCTGTAAAACGGCGGAGTTACCTGTTATTCTGTTTTCATCTACCACATTAAAATACCTACAGTCTTCACTTACATGGTTAAAACTCGGGAGTAAAGGTGTTGCGAATGAAAAATTCTATTTTGTTCGTTCACCGGTTGATGTGAAACCAAATAGTGCACCTGCGTATCATGTATTACAACCTGGATTTTCATTTTCAGAATTAAAGAATGATATGTTTTCGATAGCGGAACGCGGTGACGAACAATACAGAGAAAATATGCAAACGATCGAGACTTATCTTCAACGAATCACAATGATCACCACGAAAGGTAAAAAATAAAAAAGAAATTCATTTTAAATCCTCAACGATGTATATAAGATAAAAAATGGGAATTTTGCTATTTATATACATATTTTCACTATTCATTATCACAACGCCAAATTTCATGTTTAAATTGCCGATTCGCAACAATTTAGTAGTTTATATAATACATGCCGTTGTGTTTGCCTGTATATTGTATCTCACATATGATATTGTAGACGATGCATTAATTGAACCGAATGAGTTCAAAGGCACGATTAAGATCAATGAGGAAGGAGTTAATCTGTTTCAGAAAATATTTACAGGAAACGAGGAGAATAATATGGCTGAGGCTGCGACAAAGGAGACAGTCGAAGAAAATATATTAAAAAAAGAGATCGACAATGTGCTTGCTGCAAACACAATGGCTGTGTATGATTCTGCGTATGCTAGTGCATACGCTAGTGCATATGGTTCGCAACATAATCAACCATCTGATCCTACGCCGGTTGTTCCTACTACACCCACACCCACAACCACACCCACACCCACTGCTACAACACAGACACAGGCGCAGAAAGAGGCACAGGCACAGGCTGCAGCACAAGCACAGGCTGCAGCACAGGCACAGGCGCAAGCACAAGCACAGGCACAGGCGCAGAAAGAGGCACAAGCACAATCACAGGCGCAAGCACAGGCTGCAGCACAGGCGCAAGCGCAAGCACAAGCACAGGCACAGGCTGCAGCACAAGCACAAGCACAGGCACAGGCACAGGCACAGGCACAGGCACAGGCTGCAGCACAAGCACAAGCACAAGCACAGGCTGCAGCACAAGCACAGGCTGCAGCACAAGCACAAGCACAGGCTGCTGCTGCTACAACACCAATCACGCAAGCAAATATTCCAACCGCAGTGAATGCATGGATAGCTAATCCGACCGCCGCAACCGCAACATATGGACATATTAGTGGTTGGGATACGAGTGCGGTCACTGATATGAGTAATCTATTTAACGGGAAAACCACTTTTAACGATAATATTGGTAATTGGAACGTATCGAGGGTGAACAGTATGTTCCAAATGTTTGCTAATACTAGGGCATTTAACCAGAATCTCAATAACTGGCGTGTAATACCGTCAGTGAATACAGGTTATATGTTCTATGGTGTACCCGGTATGGATAATTCAAAAGTCAGTTCTTGGAGCGGCACATTAACGAATCCGCGTAATACAAGCAGTACTTACCCGCAAGGATTAGGGATGTTTGGATAACAAATTATTGGAGAGATTATTTCAAAAACCAAATTAATAATAACATATTGGACTTCTTTGTAGTGATGTAATAAAGATTTTAATGTAGTTTTGATGGTAGCGTAAAAAATTTATTGAAACATATTATTTCGATAAATTCAAAGAACAGTTTACACATATTTTTAATACAGTTAGTATGTATAAGATAAAAATGAACATTTTGCTATTTATATACATATTTTCACTATTCATTATCACAACGCCAAATTTCATATTTGAAATGTCGACAAGAAATCATTTAGCCGTGACTATACTACATGCGGTTGTATTTGCATGTATATTGTATCTCACGTATGATATTGTAGATAATGAATTGATTGAACCAGCTACAACCTCAGTTGAACTTTATATGAACAAACCCGCAGTTGATATGATTCAGGATATATTAACACAAAACGAGGAGAATAATATGGCTGAGGCTGCGACAAAGGAGACAGTCGAAGAAAATATATTAAAAAAAGAGATCGACAATGTGCTTGCTGCAAACACAATGGCTGCGTATGCTAGTGCATACGCTAGTGCATATGGTTCGCAACATAATCAACCATCTGATCCTACGCCGGTTGTTCCTACTACACCCACACCCACTGCTACAACACAGGCACAGGCACAGGCACAGGCACAAGCACAAGCACAGGCACAGGCTGCAGCACAGGCACAGGCACAAGCACAGGCACAGGCACAGGCACAGGCACAGGCACAGGCGCAGAAAGAGGCACAGGCACAGGCTGCAGCACAAGCACAGGCA